ATGTACGCGAACCGATATTGGCCGGTGGTGGTGGAGAACAGGAATGGAGAACGGATCCGCTGTGTAATTGGGTACCCTCAGCGGCCATCCGACGAAATTGCAGCCGGTCTCATCAGGCCATTGTTGGGAATGGGTATGGCCCTCCCGGATCACCTGCGGTATCAGGAAGGAGCCTGCCAGGCTGCGTTGAAAGCGGCCGGGTACCGGCTCATCGAAATTGGGGAAAACCCATAACAATAAAAGGAGAAAAACAATGTCCTACTATATCGTAAATAATCAGAAAAACGACGGTCAGTATAACGAAGTGCATGCGCATACCTGCGCCTACCTTCCTCATCCAGACAACTCCACACCTATAGGCGAATTCCAGAACTGCCACGACGCTGTAGACAAGGCCGCTAGTCTGGGATTCAACCCTGACGGCTGCATGCATTGCTGTACGCCTTGCCATAACGGCTGATTCGGGGCCGCCGCAGGGGCGGCCTCTTAAACACTCCACGTGATCACGTATTCCAGGTTGAAGCGTAGGAAATGCGTATATGGAACTTCTATCGCTGGGGTGAAAGAGATTGCCAAACGACGCCGGCTGGAGGAGATCCGGTATGCTGGGTATACAGACGTAACGGACCGGGTCCCGCTGGTACCACTCCGAAGTAAGGTGCCGCCCGTGGTGTAGGTTCGGGAATATTCCGGCGCATCCACGGTGAGATCCGAGACAACGCTATCCACTGTAACTTGTCCTGCGCCGACAATTCCCCCATCAACCTCAAAAGAGAAATTTGGACTATTTAGATACATCGGCCCCATCAGAGAGTTCGGCGGCCAACTGCTTGAATTCCTGTCTGTGTAACTCCGAACACAGGACCAGTCTATGATCGCCCCCGGGGTCTCCACGCCGTCAATGTCGATGTCCCGAATGGTAAGCTGTCCAGATCCAACGGGAACATCTATGGTTTCCTCTCGGGTCGGCGCACATGGGGCCCGCATTTTATAGTTGATTCTGAGGGTATCTCCGGGCTCAACATCTACGGGTGTCCCGAGGACCGCGCCACAAAAAAAATAGCCGAAGTCCGGCGCCCCGGACGTGCCGTATCGATTCAAAATGGACCTGACCGTGAACGGCACGGATATGGAGTTGAAGAACTCCATGGTCACATCGAACTCCAGATAGTCAATCCCGCCGATATTTACTAGAGACCGAATGACATCTCCGGACTGCCAGAGTGCGTCAACGTAATTTACATAGTTAAAATCTCCCGGAGTTAGCGTGAGCTTGGAGACGGGAGTGGTGTTGTCTGTCGCATAAATTCTGGCCGTGCCGGTGGTCGGGCTTTCTTGGGTGATTGCCGAGAGTCCGAGCATGATCATTGGATACGCTGACGTTATTGCGTTCTCCTGAGACTGTTCGGACAGAACTTTACCTCCCCTTGAGTGCTCGACCGAAACGACGTTTTTTACCGTAGTGAAGTCCCAGTGTTCTTTGGCGCGTAGAGTAATCATCACTCAATTTCCTGCGTTAGAATGACTTCGATGCTCGACACAGTTCCAAGGTCGGCAGTGTCCAGATTGTCCTCTTGGGACGGCACGATGATTAATGTCTCCTGGAGAACAACCTCGACGCTCGACACCGTTCCGAGGTCGGCAGTATCTAGGTTGTCCTCTTGCGTAGGCACCGTGATAGCCGAATTCTGCAAAATAACTTCGATGCTCGACACGCTGCCGAGGTTTGCTGTCTCGATTTGATCGCTCAGATCCAGAGGAGGCGGCGGCAATTCGCAAATCGTCGCGGCATTCGGGTATGCATGCGTAAACTGCTCCTCAGCCGTCCGGAAGCCCACGGTGATCTGCCCACTCTCAAGCGTATTCGCAGCGCGCACGCCCAGACCAAAGTAAAGCCATGGTTCAACCGCGATAGATGCGCCGGTCAGCTCCATGTCCGTGCCGTCCAGATACAAATCAAACGTGCCCGCGCCATCGGCGATCACGATGCCCAAAACCCACGCGGTGCCCGTGAGCGGGAATGTCTGCAACGATTCGCCCGGGATGCTCACGACCAGGGAGGCGGCGCCATCCTCATAGCGAATCGCGCTGATCGTCGCCACCAGGTCCTCGATGCTGGTGTTGGCCAGCACGGTCTGGGCGACGAAGGCGATGTCCTGCGTCCCCGCCCCGTCGGGATGCTCCGGCAGCGTGATGGCCACCTCAATAGCGGACGTTTTATCTGCCGTTGGGAGTCGAGTAGTCGGCCCGTCCACGGTGGTGGCGTAATAGGTCGTATCACTCGCTACGACACTGATCGGCGCGGAGAACGACTGGCTGTAATCATCGGTGATCGTCGCAAGTTGGCCCTGACCGCTGAAATAGGTATCGATGGTTTGCTGGGTGGCGGACAGCGGGAACAGGCAGGATGGTGGTGGAACGTAGCCGTCAAGCCGCAACTCCGCGCGGGGCACCTGGAACACCTTGAGGGGGTTTTGTCCCGTCTCGTCGAGGAACATCATGGTGGGATGGACAACACCGGCCTCCGGCGGCGGTGCAGGCTGCCCGTCCACGATGATATAAGGGTTACTGAGTGTGCACCCCGGTTGCGCTACCAACGTTCCGACGGCCACGGCGATACGCGGTGGCGCGGCCAGCATACAGTCAGCAAGGTTGTCGTAGGACCCCAAAAAGTTGAAGTCCCAGTCATACGCCACGAAGCAGGGCCGGAAATACCATTTGTACCAGAGTATTTCGCCGGTCGTGGTATTCGTCACACCCACGTCGGCCCCCTCCGGCGGCACCTCCATAACGGACTCGGCCAGGGCCATTATCGTGTCGGTAAACGCACCGAGGGTACCGTAATCTGCCCCCGTGGGCTGCTCGGATAGTGGGCCCAAATCCACGTTGGCCATGGCCGGTTTCGTGTTCGTCGGGTACCACTCCAAGCCCTCGGTGCCGGAGTCGTACACAAACACCTGCGACCACCAATCGCTCAGTGTGTATGTCCCATCCGGTCCAGGCGCGGCCTGTTTTTGGCTGGCGATGACACCGCGGCGAATCATACTGTCTCCAGATCACCGAACAGGGACCAGAACCCCGGACCATCCCGGTATACGCTCGCCCAGCCGTACTGGCTGGCGATCGCGTTACCGTCGGCTTCCAAGGCCTCGCCGTCCACGACAAAGGACACAGCCCCAGTGCCGGCACGTTTGATGTCTGCCGTGAAGCCAGCCGGAAGATCATTCGGAAGAGTGATCACCGCCGCAGTGGTGACCCGCAGCACGCGCCGGTTATGGTCCATAGTCAGCGTCGTGTCACCGGTTATTGTTATGGGCGCGGCTGGCTCGATCCTCTTCAGGCGCCGGCCATCCGTCGTCACCAGGACGTCATAGCCGTCATCGCCGGTCGAAACGTCGTTGGCGTCAACCCAGAATCGGCCGGCATAGCCCGGCTGGATGATCTCGATCACCTGTTCATTGACCAGGCCCTCCATGCCCCGGGCATTGGCAATCGTCGCCGCGATGACCACATAGTTGGTCGGCAGGCTACCCAAAGGCACCACATTCCAATTCGATGGGCTAGTGGCGGGCGGGTTGTTCTTGTTGTTCGTCGACTGGGACTGATACAGCAGCTTACCGATCTTCGCGAGAGATCCGAGCCCATAATTGGTCTCTGGCGACCACTCCAAAATGCCGTCTTGCTCAACATCGTTCAGCAAGGCGCTGGTTCGCCACTGTTCAAAATTCATGTGGGCGGCGAATGGCCCCTGGCTTTCGATGTGGCCACCTTCCACTGTGAGCAGATTTGCGCCGGCGGCGGTGTCGAGGTCCGGATCCGTCCGAACGCCGTTTCGGGCCCAGACGCGATTGCTTAGCGAGATTGATCTGGTCATCGGTATCTCCCTCTACGCCGTCCGGTACCACATCGGGACCGCGAAAACTGGGTGCGTAATGTTGTGAGGCTGGTTGCCACCTCTTTTGTTCGTAAGTGGGATGAAATAGTAACCATCATATGCAGGGTGACCGCCATACATCTGGCGCTTTGTCCCAGTATGCCCGAAGGGATAACGGTAGCTCTCTATATTGCCCAGCTCCCCAACAGGGGAATCATGGTCGTGCTCGGGCATTTCCTGGATGCTCAATTTATTCTTGAAGCTGCCATGGCTTGACCCTCTAGCGAAATTTCTGGTTTCGCCTCGCACATCAGTAAAGGATCCTTCGCCTATCGGGGACCGGCCCGAGACCTTCTGCCACGTACCGAACCCAAACCCCCCCTGAGACTCCGGCAATCCAGGATTCGTGGGACGGAAAACAACGGATCCTACCTCATGCTCGTATTCCTTCATGATGCTCATGATCGAGCGCCAGAATGTGGAACCGTTAGTGGCAATGGGATCGTGGTTAACGTTCCCGGCTACCCGAGACCGATAAAGGTTATGATCTGAGGCGAGACACCATCCTCCGAGCACATAGATCGTCCGTGGGTCCCAGCGCGGAATACCGTTGCGTTCGATATGCTGGTGCTGTTCATCAGAGCGCCGAAACAGATAGTTGTGCACACCAGCTTTCGGCGGTGTCTTCCCTGCCCCAGATTCATAGGCGGTCCGATAGATCGTGGCATCCGGATCATCGATCTCGGGCGCGTCGTTGGCCCAGATCGCTTCGTCGGGGAACGTCTGACGCATTACAAAACCTCCGCATAGGGCGCCACACCATAGGGGCGCACATTCGGGTCACCGATGTAACCGAAGTATTCGTCCTGCACCGGTTCGGAGAAGGACAGGAATCGCACGCCTTGCGGGCGCGGTACGATGTCGAAATTCTGGAGAATGGTCCGCACCTGGATGCTCAGGTCTTTCGAGAACACCACGGAGAAGGTCATGTCCTGCCGGTCATCGAGATTGCTGACCGACGCACCGGTGATAAATTCCAGGGCCTCGGCAATGCTATCGATCGTCGCATCACTGGTGTTCTTGGCCACCTTCGCCCGGATCATGATCCGGTAGTAGTTGTCTGGCATCTGGATACTGCTCTTGCCAGCAACGTACCGCGGCAGCCATGCCGCGCCCCACCCGCGCCGATCTGGGTTTTCCTGCCAGCCGAACCAGTCATTCTCGAAGATGGCAGCATCGACATACGGTCGGCTTTGACCAACGATCTCCCCGATGATGTCGAGTTGCACGCCGGCGCCGGCATCGATGTCCAGCATCTCCATGACGCGCTGGGCGGCCAGCTCGATTTCCACCTGTGCGATCTCAGGACCGATAGATACCCACGCCCGCATCTTGTCAGCATTGCGGTACTGCCAGATCAGCCGGCTGATAGCGCGGGCAGCATGATTCACGGTGAGACCTCCACCGTGATGTTGTCAGCGTCGAAAACGACAATGCCGTTGGTGCCAGGATCCAGCGACTGATGAGTAACGTCACTCGGACCGCTTCCGATCAGGATGCTCTCTACATAGCCCTGGTCCGCGACAACACGGTTCACCGGCGTGTACAGCTTGCCGACGGGAACCACCTCCCCGATCTGGAATCCGGTGTTATCGAAACCCTCCGCAGACGCCGAAAAGAGCGTGGCATTGGCATAGTCGATGATGGATTGCTTGATGTCGGGGATCAGACCTTCAGGCGTACCCGGCGACAACGCCACTTCCAAATAGGCGGTGATGACCTCGGGGCGATAGAAGGTCACCGCCAACGGGTTTCCCCGCGGCGTCATCGCCTCAAGCTGAACCTTGTTCGGGAAGGTGTTGGTGGCGTTCAGCCCACACCCCGGGTTTTTCCCCGCCGCTATGGCAGAGCCGATGTCCTCATCCGTACCACCCTGGACGAAAATGCAGATCGAGTGCGGCAGGATGCCGTCGGCGTCCGTCGCGCTCTCGTAGTTCTCATAGATCCGAAGACGGCTCACACCAGGGACATCCGCAATCTGGGCATAGATCGAATCGACCTGGTTGTCGCCGGGCTTCGCTACTGACAGGCGACGGCGAGCCCGGAACTGCACATCCGATTCCTGATCTCGCCCCAAGATCGCTGGCGCCGGGTTGGTGACGGCAGTAACGCCACCGACCGAAGATCCCAGCGCGGAAAGGGACCCGATACTCGCGTCCTCCGCCCCCGGAGTTGTGCAAGTCACGCCTGCACTGGCCGTACCGCCAACGATAGTCACAGAGTGATCTGTCGCCCACAGCGTACCGGTATTGACGTTTCTGACTGTGGTGCCGGCCGGCACCGTGGTGCCTGTCACGCCAGTGAACGCCACCGTCGCAGTAGATGGCGTGGCTGCCTGACGCTGTATCCCGGCATAGTCAGCGATCCGATCCAACGCATCGCCGGTGGCCGAACGTGGATCGTTGGCCAGATAGGACATCTGTACTTTCTCGTCCAGATCGGCCAACAATTCGGCATCGATCGCCATCTTTTGACCGTCCGGGGATTCCGGATTGATGTTCCAATCCGGATCAATAGCCAAATAGCCCTGCCTGAGCCGTTCGAGGTATTCGGCCAACGTGGTGCCGGTTACCCCCCGGTCCGTGATCTGAGCCATTACAGATCCTCCTGGAGCAGGACGCGAACCTGCTCGTTGTTCACGTCGATCACATCGGCATCGACGGAAATACGCCGCTGCGTCCCGTCACGCTCGAAGCGAAAGGCGGTGATGTTCACCACGTCGGGGGCGGACAGGATCCGCTGTTTGATGGCGGCTTCGGCGATGCCGTCTGGCGTCTTTCCCAGAATCGACTGGAACCAGGGTGTACCGTCACTCACATCCAGGAAGTATTCGCCAAGGAAGGTCCGGAGCCGGTGCACAATGCCTTGCCCCGTAGCCTCCTTGCCGTCCAGAAACTGGTTCCCAGAAGTCACAATGTCGCCGTTCTCGAACGCCCTGATCATACTGGTGTGCTACTCCTCTGCTGCGTATCGCCGTCAGAGTCCGGGCCCTGGTCGTGTCGATGCTGCTTGCCGACCGGAACACCGCCGTTCGTCATGGTGCCGCCCACCGCGAGATTCCCTGTGATCGCCACGTTCCCCTGCAGGGTGATCAACGGCGCTGTCACGGTCGCCGCCGTCACCGCCGTCACCTCGGCGGTGGCCACGGCCGCCTTCAGATTGGCACCATCCAGCCAGACATAGTTTTCGCCGTCCTTGTCGCTGATCCCTGCGCCGGAATTCCTGAACCCCGGAATCCGGTTCCCTCGGGAGCGGAACCCGGGCACAAAGAACGCATCCTTGAGCGACAACATGCGGCCATCGGCCGGCGCCACCGGGCCGCCTCGATCCAGCCATTCATCAATCGATCGCTGGCTGAAATGGATCAGGCCCTCACACCCCGATTCTACCGCGTGCCATAGGTAGTGGCTATCACCGGGGAAACACACGGGGACTTTGTCTATCGTCGGAAACGAACGTCCGCCATCAGGCCCCACCTTCTGGATCCCGACTTCAACCGTCGCGGTCTGGGTGTCCGGGTCAAAGCTGGCCACCTTGCCAGGCAGACAGAACATCATCTGGCGCATGAGGTTGCCGAAGACGCGCACCATGGCGGTGCTGAGCGGGTCGACTGGATATTCGTCGTTCATACCCTCAGCCCCTCCAGCGCCATCTCCCATGCATCACCGTAGTAGTCGCCGATGATCTGCATTGAGTTGATCTTGTAACGGCCCAGCCCGACCGTATCAGGCCATTTTCGGTAATAGACCTCGTTGAACGTGAACGCACCGGTTTCCGCCTCAAGCTCGAAGACTGCTCCGGGCCGCAGGGCCGGATTCAAACTCACAGTGGCATCGCACCCCAATATCGTCACTCGGGGGGAACCAATAAGACCCGTCGTCGCGCTGTACCGATAGATCGCATCCGGGATCGTCTCTCCCTTCGCGAGAATGAATACGGTCTGGTTCCGGATCATCCAGTCGAAACCCCACTCATCGGACATGAAATGCATGGCCAGCTTCCGCTCCATGAAGATGGAAAGTCCTTTATCCACAGGAGGGAGATGCGAGAAGTCACCAACGATCTCCACGGGCCGCTGGAAGCTGGCGGCCACATCCCGAATCACGTCGATACGTGGAGTGCCAGGGCCCCAAGAGAGATTCACCTCGTCGGGAGCGGCTTCGGACCGGCAGTACAGCCGTACAAAGGAATCCGGACCATCACGGCCAAACTCAACGTTGAACAGGTTTCCCGCGAAGATCTGCCCGAACTGCTCCCGGTATCCAGCGATAAGACGAATGTCCGTATACTCGTTCCGGATCCGATTCCGGCTGTCTCGGTTTAATCCGTAGACGGTGATCTCTGCATAGCTCAGCCAGTTCCCAGGCGTCTGCTCGATCGTGAAGGTGATCTGGAGCGGGTTCGGCTCGAACCCGTCGATCACCAAGGCTTCAGATCCATTACCGATCTCAAGCTTATAGACACGACCAAAGATCATCGTCATGACTGATACACCAGCCGGTTGGATTGACCAAGGTTGGCCACCGTCGCCGGATCGCCCTCAAGAGTGATGGTGCCAAGGTCAGTGATGACGCCCTCCAGGAGGTCCTGACCAGGCAGCAAGGCACGCCCCTGCACCAACGCATCACCGGCGACATGAATGTCCACCAGGAAGAGCGAAAAGCGCGTCAGCCAGCGCATCTCAATGCGAACCATGTGCCCCGACAGAGACACCGAGAATCGCTGAAAGGCTGACCCACTGTTCAGGGGAATGATCATGTCGTCGCCGATACCTCCCCCAGGTCAACCCACGGCTGTGCCTGGGTTTCTGCTGGATCTAGAGGGGGCAACGTGGCCTTTCGAGGGCCACGGTTCACCCGTTGCGTGTTCCGGATCAAGGGCTGGACCAGCTCCACGATCAGTTCCAGTCCCTGTTCGTTCTCTTTGTTGGTGGCCTGCCGAGTGTTTCGGATCAGGCAACCGGTGTAACTCCGGCCCTTGGATGAGATCACGTCAACGAAGGCTCCGATCTTCTGTAGCACCCGGATCTGATCGAGCGCCACCATGGAGCGGGTAGAGCTCTGGCCGGCCGTGGCCGCAGCGTTGGCGACCGATTGCTGTATCCCGACCACCGCGGCAACGTCTCCAGGCAATAGACCGATCGCAGCCCCAACAACGGTCCCGACGGCGCTCCCTGTGATCGGAACCCCGGCAGCCGCAGAGGCAGCCCGGGAGACGTTGTCCGAAGTGCCCACAGTCATCGTGATGACCATCGGATTAAGCACTATGTGGTCGCTGCCAATGGCGCCATTCTCAAGCGGGAATGCTGTCACCTCGCTGGCCAGCTCCGATGATTCTTCAAGAAGCGCATCGAAGTAGAGACCGCCGATCTCTGGCCGTGCCTGACTGAAAACGCCGACAATGCTCATCGGTAGGGAGACTCCGTCCGTTCCACTGCGTTCTGGGCGGCACGGCTCAGCGCCCGATTAGCTGCGTTTTCAACGGCGCGTGCCGTCTCTCCTGGGTTCGTGCTGCCACGGGCGTCGACGTTGATGTGATTTTCTTGATGGAAGGACTGACCACCCGTCGTTGCTGAAGGAGCCGGTGGAGGCGTATCAGGCAAAGCCATGGGCGGTTGAACCCGAAGACCTTCACCGGTCGCCCGGATCTGGTCCCGAAGGTCCCGCAGCAGGTCCTCCTGTCCCGCAATATTCAAGGCCGCATCAATGAAGTCCGAAAAGAGCTGGATACCGGCATTGAAAATCTCTCCGCCAGCACCAACGGGATCACCACTCCACGCTCTATCGTGAGCGCTGGAAAGCCCACGGGAAGTTCGGGAGGATGCTTCCATCACCCGATCAACGACGGCACCGATATTCTCCCGGTTCTCTGCCAGGAACTCGGCCAACCGCTCCGCTGCATCACTGATTGCCGGGGCAAACTTGTTGCCCAGCAGATCAACAATGCCGTCGATGGCCTTGGAAAGCTTGGTGCCGGCGTCTTGATAGCGGGCTGCGTTGTCCACCATCTCCTGGGTGACAGGCGCCAACCGCTTAGCCTCATTCAGCAGGTCCCGCATCTCACCGGAGCCGCCGGCGAAGAGGCGTATCTCTGCATCATCGAACCCGAGCGCAGAGAAGGCCCGGCGCCGACTTTCCGTGTCCAGCCGGGAGCCCGCCGCCGACAATCGATCATAGGCGTCCTCGATGTCGCGCACGCCGGCGAGCAGCATGGGATCGAACCCTGCTACACGGAATGCTTCCAGGGGGACCTCTCCCCAATCCGATGATTCGATCAGGTCGCGAACCCGCTTGATGGATGCGAAGGCGTCATCCGCCCGCCCCCCCTGCCGTTCAAGGGCGTAGCCGAGAGCGTCGACGAATTGGGCTGAAGTTCCATACACCTGAGAGAACTTGCCCATGGCGTCGGTTTCCCGGGCGAAGGCGTTGGTAGCAGCCCCGATACCACCGGTGACGACACCAATGGCAGCCCCGAACGCCAGAGCCGCCGCGCGCACACCGCCAAACATGGCAATCCCGTTCTTGAATGAATCGCGGTCAGTCTCCAGACCCAGCTTTACCAGCAGCTCATCGATCGTGTCAGCCATTGGTCACCTGCCTGTTTTGATACGCCACTTCATCCAACACGGAGTGCATCTCCTTGACGTCCTCCAACGTGTAGGTACCGTCGGTCATGTCAGACCACCGCGCCAACGGCTGGCAGAGCCCGGGGAGCCCTACACAGGGGCGCCAGAGGTACCAGCAGACGTGGGGGTTGATGGCGTCGGCTCCGCCGTCGGGGCGCCAGTTTGACGACGGAGCTTCGAGAAACCCCCGAGGTTTTCCCGAATCGCATGGGCGATGATCAGGTAATAGTTGTGGATCTCGTCACGGAACAGGTTTTCGGCGACCGGCACTTCATCCGAATCGCGGAACACCTTGTCTTTCACGAGCAGGGTCCGCAGCCGCTCCAGATCCTGATAGGGGATCGAAATCAGCATCACAACGATCGAATGGGGCTTGACGCCCTCTTCCACCAACAGGCCGGCCAAACCAGTCCGGCCAGCGATGTGCAGGGCCTCGAACTGCTCTTTGGCACTCGCTGTGGTGCCGGTATACGTTTTGTCATCGATCTCGATGGGGTACTGTCGCATCAGGTTTCCTCGCTGTCCGAAAACTCGAAGATAAACTGCTCATCGGAGACCGTGGTTTTGCCTGCGCGCCCCATTTGCCCCCGGGTCACCAGCACCCCATCGAAACCGGCGACCTTCTCCAGAGTCCCTGTCTGGCTGAACACGAAGGTGGCGTCCGCCCCGCTCTTCTCCGCCGCCAGCAACTGCCGGACCTCATCCGAACCGGGAATGAGGTTTACCGTCAGGCGCTTCGGCCGGGTCGGATTATCGAGGCGCAGAGAGGTGCGACCAATGCCGCGCTTGAGCGTGGCCCGGTTTTCGATGTCTTCAATAACGATGGGCGGGTCCGTATCGCCAAACTCCTCAACCGGAATCCCGAATATGATCAGGTTGGCACCGTCGGCACCGTAGCGTTTCAAGGCCATGTCTCATCACTCCACGTTGACGATGATTTCGGCGGTGTGCCCGGCCCGGGCCAGAATCGCCGTCATATTGGTGGTGGGAAATTCCCGGTTCCGGCGCTGCGCGGGCGTCAGCTCATACACGTCTTCAGGTTGCCCATGGATGACGTATCCCTTCTGAGCGATTTGCTCTTCACCAGTGACCGGATCGTTGTAAGTCCCATCACCCAGAACACCGTTGTCGTAGAACATCTTGCTGGTGGTCTCCAGCGTGGCCAGGAGCCCGGCGTAACCGGTCGGCGTCAGTGGCCGCTTGGTGCCGGCATTGGCGATGTAGTTGTAACCGTCCACCTGCAGGTAGTTCTTGAGCACCGCTAGATTGACCACGTCATCCATGAACTCGCCATAGCTGGACATCGACCAGGAGTTGATGACCCGGCTGTTGTCGGTCTGCCCCTTCAACTCGATCTTGGTGAAGAAAATGACCTTCTTCGCCTTCAGGGCGTTGTATTCCGTGGTGCGCAGGTCCGCACCCACCACCCCAGGCAGGACCTGGTACTCGCCGGTGATCGCCGTGCGCAGACCGGCAGGGCGAAACTTGTAGAACGCCGCGGCAAGCTGAACACCGGCGTAAATCTGAGATGGATCGTTGGCAACGATGTCCGCCGGCTGATACGCGACAGAGACCATCCGGTTTCCCTTCGCCAGCAGCATGGAGCCGAGATCCGTTTCGACCTGCGGATCCACCACCTGCGGATCCGACGTCGGAACCATCAGATAGCGTTCGTTGGCATCGGACCAATCCGCCAATGCGAGCCAATCCGCCTGCGCCAGCGATGCAGGCCAGAAGTGGAAAAAGCGGAATATCTCGTTGGCGACCTTCGTCGATACATCGATCGGAGAGTCGGCATTCTCGTCCCACATCCACACCGTCAGGCTGCGCGGCGTTGGCAGATTCGCGAACCACCGGGACGCGATCAGATAGGTGTCTGATTCCTCATCGAACTCCTGGGCCAGCTCAGACAGCCCGCCATAGTCGCGATATGAATCAACATCAAAAGACACACCTGACGCCAAATCCTGGGGTCGCGCGAAGATCAGGCCGCTGGCGAAGTTCGCATATCCCAATCCCGCCGGCGTGATATTCAGGATGATCGGGATGATATTGTTTACGTCATAGGCCATTGCTCAGTCCTCACTGATCAGATTGCCGTCTTCATCGTAGATCTTGACCAAGCCATAAGCGGCGGCCAGGATCGTCGCGCTCTGCTCCCCTTCCACCACCAGGTCGACATCCAGTTGGTGACGGGATTGATAGGCGGCGCGCTGTGGCGCCGTCAGGTTCCGTACAGGACTGGCCGTCCGCCAGCCAATCTCATTCACGAACAGGTACTCGCTCACGGGCGAGAGGTAGCTGGCGTTCTGCATCCGCCACGCCGCATCCTTGGAGCCGGTGTTGTAGAAATTGACCGACAGCATCAACTCCAGCGTGGTGACCACCGTTTGCTTCAGGTCCTTCCAGCCGGTCTCTGCGGCATCCTCAATGGCCGGGATCTCTTCGTAGTACCGGCGGGCATGGCCGTAAGCGCGCACAGGGATCGGGTTGTAGGTGGCATACAAAGAGTCACCCTTTGGTTTGGGTGCTCTCTGATTCGCGAGAATCACGCGGTTCGCCGGTATCCCGGTGATCATCACCACCAGCCCATGCAGGACTGCATTGAGTTCATCGAGGCTCGTCACGGGACCTCTCCACCAGCACTCGACAGAAGTTTCTCCAAGGCCGGCAATCGGCGTTGATTACCCGCCACCACCGCATGGCCAGGCCATCGGTGAATCTCAGCATGGCGGAATACCGACCGTCGTCGTCGGGGTAGATCATCGTGCCGTCATTGATGTGGACCACCTTCAGATCACGCGGCTCTCCAACGCCACCGCCAACCCATTCGACGTCCTTCTTCGACGCCGCAGCAATATGAACCAGCTTCAATTGGATGGGCTCAGGCACGCTACTTTCCCAGGTGCCGCCGGGACCGGTGTAGCCGCCTTCATGGCCAGGCACCAGGAAAACGCCGCCATCCGGGCGTGATTCGAGAACGGGGTCAATAAAACCAAAGACATCAAGACTCACGATCAGCCCCCTCAATCACATAGGTGATGGACTGTCGCATGGTGCCGTCATCGACAAGGGGCGTGCTGGAGCCTTTCCGGTCGATCGTGCTCTGGGCGTTGGCCGGATCGATGCCGGCACTGATCGCTTCCTGGCAGACGCTGGCACCATAGGCCCCAATTTGATGGAGCATGGTGAGCTCTGAGATCTGCCCGTCGATCACTTTCGGAAGCAGATGCCGGAAGGCCTTAGCAATTTCCTTCTGCTTTGAGCGCAACGGCACACGCAGGAATGACCGCTCAGGAATATCGATCTCATGCGGTGGAGTCTCCCCCAAGACCATGTATCCCTGGCCTTGAGCCAGAAAGCGGACCTTGCCGTCCTCCGCGTCTTGCTCGGTGCGGTAGCCATAGGCGGTGCCACCAGGATGGTCGATCTTGCCCCCGAATTCGTGGGTAGCACCGATAACGACCAACGGCGTGCCGTCCTCTTCGGTACCCGACCCGGCCGGTAGTCCCACCAGCACACCGCGGTGGCGCTCAACCCGTTCCCGGATCTGTCTGAGGCGCTGGGCGAGCTTGTTGCCGCCCTGGAGCCGAAGCGTCGGCCGCATCATACGACGACCGCTCCCATGCCGGCCCGACGGCGGAGCCGCAGGAACTCCAGGCCATAGATGGTGGTATCCAGGTCACCCAACCCCATGGACTCATCAGCGCTGCCAGGGGCGCGCACGGCATAGCCCACGGATTCATCGGCGACGGATTTGCTGGCGACCCGGGAGGGAGCCGCCGCGACACCACCATTCTCGGTGGCGCGTGCGGCAGCCATGGCTAGGGATGCTCGGTGAGCGGCGTAGGCAAACATGCCCCGCTTCTTCAAACTGCAAGGGCCGGCGTCATACCGGCCCCAGCGACGTCCTGTCTCCGCGTCAGCCTCACACAGGACACGGCTCAGAAGCGAATCCGGGTAAACAACAGCGGCGCCCGAGGTGCCGGGCTCGACGAACTCCGGATAATATTCCCGGAAATCGGTGATAACCTGCTCGGTGATCTCCACTGCGCCTCCCGTTTTCCGCCATCATTCGTCGTCGTTATCGGCTTGCTCGTTCAGGGTTTCGACCTGCTCGGCGATCTCATCTTTGTTACCGGAGACGCCCGGCACCTCCTGGCCGTCCGGGCCGACGATCACCCACTTGCCGCCACCCTTGTGCTGAGCTTTGAACGGCTTCTCTTCACCACCGTTGGGGTTAGAGGGTTGCGGCGTTGGCCGTCCACCCATCACCTTCAGATAGCCACACCGGATAAACAGATGATCCTTTTCGATGTCGGCATCACCGGACTCGCCGGGGGCGAGCGTTACGCCCCCGACGGTGACTTCTGCGTTGATCGTGTTGGTTACCCGCATATCAAACCCCGTCGACATAGAGGTGCTGTTTCGGGATCCGCAGCTCGGTACCGGCAATCCGGACCAGACCGCCGCTCACGAAGGTGATGTTGTCCTTCGTGCCCGGAGGCTGCAGCCCGAACGGCATCGGCATGTGGCCCTTCACGTACTTCGGATCACGGGTATAGACCATCATCCGGTCAGCACCGCCAGCACCACGGCCCGCAAGATGGATCAGGGGCTCGAAGGTGACGGAGTTGCCTTGCTTGCTCAGGACCTTCTCCAGATAGCTGATCAAGGTATCCGAGGTGTTCGGAATCCGGGTGGTCAGCATCTTCCCGTACTGCAAAGCAGGCAGCAGGACATGAGTCGGCCGGAAGATGGTATTGGTCTGCGTGATGTATACCCGCAGAATCGCGTTGCTGAACAGATTCACCAAATCCTGGGCGACCTTCTCCTTGTCGGATTGAGCGATGATCTGATCGATCGTCATACTCGCACCGCCCAACAGTGATCCGGTATCGGTAACCGGCACGGTCGAATCATTCAGCAGGCCGGTTTTCACATCGGCGGTACGGCCATCACCAATGAAAAAGGCCTTATCCAGGAACTGCTCGGTAAGCTGGCGGACAGCCTGTGGTTTCTCGGCCAGGTAATTGATCGCGGCGGACCGGGACATCCGGGACAGCTCTTGCGCCTTGCCCGCTTCGATCAGGGACCAGTCATAGCCCAGGGAATACGTATGCACCGTAACGGATCCCTTGCCCGCCGCCAGTTCAACCAGGGGGATGTCCCCGGACTTGGCACCCAGCAGTTGCGGCTCCCCTTTGAAATCCAGGGTTTTGAACGCGATGGATTCCACGTACGGACCCGCTTCCGTGCTGATCGGGATGATGCTGGGATACTTGATCTCCGGGTACGGCTGGCGCAGGACTTCCTGCTCCACATAGGTCAGCTCGCTCAACAGGAACGAAAGGGCTGCCTGTGCTCGTGCGTCAATCGTGTACATGTCGACTCCTTAATTCCCGTTGAGCTGAACCAGAGCCATGTCGCCTTCACCCGCATCGGTGAGGAACTTGGCACCAGCGAAGGTGAGAGCGCCACCGCCAGAAGCCGCGGTGATCTCGCCGGTATCTGGGGTGACGTAGACCGCCCCTTTGGCAGTGGCACCAGGTGCTTTAACCCAGATGCGACCGACCCGGATCACAGACGCTTCGTGAGCGCCGGGATAGCCCGGCTGGTCTTCGGCGTTGTTGTCGCGGACCGTCTCGCGGACGGTGATGCCGTTCGGGATCAGGCCTGCCTTGGCCACCTCGGCGCTGCGATCGTCGATGTCGCAGACGGCACGGCCATAACCGACACCACCGGTATCGACAATCAGACGGGTCACGACATCCGCCAGATTCCGGTCCTCGATCTGACCCTCGTAATGCCCGAAGGCATATTGATTAAACGTGTCGAATGCTTGGCCCATTACGCCTTACCTCCGCTCAGCCATTCGTTGTAAGCAGTGGTCCCCTTCATCTCGCCGCCGTCACCGACATAGCGATCGCGGAGATCCTTACTCAGACGGTCCTGCGATTCCTTCGCCTTCTCCTCGTCCCGCTCCTCCTGGGTTTTTTCGGTCTCCATGTCCCAGGCGGCTTGCACATAAGCCGCATCCTTGGCAGCCCAATCGACCTTCGGCCGAACCTTGGCCAGCGCCGCTCGACGAATCTCCAGCACGTCGTAGCTGTCACACGTGAAGTCGTCGCCGGCCAGCTTTCGCGCCTTGTCCATTGCGGACATCACCCCTTCCACCTTGGTGGCGATGGCGGCGTCGGAGGCCTTTTTCTTCTCCTCCTCCATGTCCTCTTCCAGCTTGTCAGCCTTGGCCTTTTCCTTTTCGGCCTCATCCTTGGCGGCCTGGGCCGCTGCATTGGCGTCGTCAACTTCCTTGCGCAGGGAGTCGATCGTTTTCTGGATCAGGGTTGCGGTCGATTTGTCCTCAACCTCGATCGTGGTTTTTGAATCGAGAGTCACCTGACCCTTCATAGCGATACCCCTTTGTTTGTCGAACAGCTTCGCCTCACGGCCCGCCCGGGCCCGGTCTACCAACGCGATGTGGTTGATGCGGATCTCGCGCTGAACAAATTCGTACTGCTCACCGGAATCGGTGGTGCCTGGAGCGTGCTCATACACTGCTCGGTAGCCCGCCGACAGTTCTGCCTTGCCCTTCTGAACCGCATTGATCGCGCCACGGTCCTTGATCAGCAGATCAACAACGACGTATTCACCCTCAGCACGGCCGCCGGAAATGGCGTGACCGACGGAGACCTCTTTGAACGAGGCAGCGTCGACCATGTCATCCGGGTGATCGTCGGTGATGTCTTTGTTGTCGTAGCTGTCGAGAGAGGCAGCATCGAACACCTCTTCCGGGGGCCGGTAGACGTTTACAACCGCATTGGGGTCGCGGTCTGTCAGGCCCAGTTCCGATGCCAGATACTGCTGAATGCCGGTGCGAGCGACACGGCCAGGGACCTTGAGGTAACCCTCGTCGGTCACTTCCCGGTGAGTGATCGTGTATCCCGCTCTGTCGATGACCAGTACGCTCATGAGGTCATTATCGCTAGCGGAATCGATAGGTCAAAATTATTTGAAATGGATTTTTGATAGTTTGTAACTATTTCTAGTCAGGCAGTTCCCACTCGAAAACCGGGGTGGCGGTACAGCGGCATCCGGGATGGTGCTTCCCGGGATGCAGCCCCTTCTGCCCGGCATAGCTGGCGCCCTCTTTCCAGGTGTACACACCCGGCCCATACCCAATGTCCCGGCGGGCAATCTCCCAACATTTGATCTTCGCATTCGGGTACCGGCCGCCTGGACGCCCAGTTACCCGCTCATCGCCAGCATCCACCGCCCGGTAGTGAGTGATGCCGGCGGCCGATTGCCGCGCCTCTGTGATGTCCCCGTTGAGCTTGGCCACCTGGTCGCGGGCGATGAACCGGGCCCGCCGGTAGGTGACACCGGATAGCTCCCGTATGTTGTTGGCGATGGTCGTCGGGGTTTGCCCGTTCCGCATCCCGTTCAGAACGATGGATTCCAAGCGAGTGAAATGCTGCTGGGGGATGGAACGGATCAGTGAGATGTTCTCAGCCACGGCCGCTTCCAGCTCCTCCTGCAAACGCTCGCTGTCAATCATGTTCGACAGATCAACGCCGATAGCCCGGTTCACACTCTCCACGAACGCCCCGGTACTGACGGCATCAGCCCGGCGAACCATGTCTTGAGCGACACGCTCCGCCTGTGCGGCAAACGTGGCGGTGGTGAACTGATCGGCCGCCGCCTGCAGCGCGGCCCGTACCCGCTCGGCCCATCCGTCCATGGTCAGGGCATCACCGGTATATGCCGGCTTCTCCTGCTTCACCACCGGCATCACTTCTGCGGCAATGACCTGGTTGATCAGCCGGACCAGCGACCGAAGCTGGCCACGGTAAAAAACCTCAACCGACTCATCCTTCCGGCTTGGGCGTGCCGGGCGGCGTTTCTTCCTCTTCTGGTACAGCGCCCGGTTCATCTCCGTCAGGGTTTCCAAAGGGGTCGGCGCCACCTTCTGGATCGAACGCGCCATTGTCTTCCTCCTGTTCGCGCTTCTGGAGACGGTCGATGTCGTCATCGCTGATCGGGTAGGCGCCCTCGGACTTCAGGCGGGCAGCCACCATCGAGGGCCGCAATACTCCCTGCTCGATACGGATGTCCTCCGCCTGGGCGCGTGAGAGCTCCCGCTGTGCCTTCTCGGTGTCCGATTCCTGGTAGAGAGGATTCCATTCGTAGGAGATGTCCTCCGGCCATTCCCCCAGGGCCGACCGCACCATCACCTGGTCCAACACCTTCAGTTCCCGCCGGAACTGCGTGTTCTGCATGCTGCGGACGTTGTCATAGTAGTTGTTCATATCCCCTTCGCCGGTGGCACTGAGACCAGCCGCTGACCGACCGAAAAGGCGGGTCATTGGGATGTCGGCGGCGCCGGACATCCAGACCATGAATTGCTCCAGGATCTGGGAGAGCCCCGAGAAGGTAATCGACTTGCGGTCGTAGGTCTCCTCGCCATCTAAGAGCAGGTTATTCACCAGAGATTTCATTCGGGCCGCCAGCGCATACCGCTTCATTAGAACCAGCTCCTGGTCAGACGCCAGCTCGTTGGATAGGCCGTTGCGCGTGATCACGTCCACATTGGCCTCCAAAACCAGAGAGGCAATCCCGCCCTTTGTGGCGGCGCAATCCTTCACGTCCTCCAGCACTCGCCGCAGCGTGCTGTCGCCCCAGCCCTGATTCCATATACGCGCCCGCCGCGGCAGCACCTCCCCGTCACACCGAATGATGTGGGTATGGTGGATCCGGCTCTCTCCGCCAATGATGTTGTACCACTCGGGCAGCAGATAGTTTTCCTGGAGCGGGTTGTAGAAATTCCAATCCGTGGGTACCAGATCCCACCGATCCAGTACGACCAGTCGCTTCAGGCCACCGCGTTTGATCCGCTGGATATTCAACGGCTGATCCAGAGGTTGATCCGTCACCATCAGGATGCCGGCGCCACCGTAGAGGCGGGCCCAATATCGCCCCTCCTGGTATGCCCCGAACAACTCCAGGCGTTCCTCCTCCTCGGCAATGGTCTCGGCCTCGTCATGGTTCCAGGCGCGTCCTTCCCGGACCCCATCATCCACTGGCACGTTGACGATCTGCTTGGCGATCCAGTTCTCGGTGTAGGCGTTCTCCAGGTCGTAGAAACTCCACTGGCCGAACGTGAATTGGTTGGCGGACCGCTTATCTCGGGCAGTGCCGATGTTGGCAACGAGGTTTTCCAGGCCGTCGGTCGTTGCAGGGACGCGGATCCGGGGCTTCTCTGCCATAGCTAAATCACCTCAAAAACGGTGGACCAATAGTAACACTCTATATCTCAGACCCACGAATCTAATGCAGCACCGGCACCGGCCAGCTTATTGAATGCGCCGCTCGACGCGTCGATCTGGTCCTTGTACTTACCCACAGGGAATGTCTTGTGCTCATCGATGAATGTCTTGGTCCAATGCTTGTTCAGCACTTTGATGTTGCCGGCGGCGACCTGGACGGAATACGGCTCAGCCCGGACGGCCTTGTCCCCCGTGGCCCGTTCCGCTTTCACGGTGAATCCCGCGAGATTCTTGATCGTGGACTCGGCCGACTCCTTCCCCCCCGACCCCGGCTCCTGCTCGATCCACACCTTCACCCTGACACCATCGGTCCGCGCCGTGCTCTTGATGACGGCTTCCCGCTTGGCGGCTGACCACTGGCCCCGGACGACGTCGAGCACGTACCAGCATCCATCCAGGCCAACGCCCATGAGGACGCCGGCAGTCCAAGCGCCACCACCATCGGTCCCTGCCTTGTCCCAGTACCGGACCAGCTTCCGCATCTTCGGCGCCGCCTCGACCACATCCAACTTCTCCCACTCGAAGAAGGCGCCACCACGAGGCGCAGGGCGTTGCTGAAACTGACCGGACACGGCCAGCGGCCCCATGATCTTCTTATCACGCTCGACCACGGAACGCGGGAAGCGCTCCGGGAACAACAGCTCCCCTTCTTCCTTGCGCGGGTCAGTGAACCCGATGCTGGTGGTACAGCGTCGCTCAGGCTCGAATTCCATGGGCAGGCACAGGTGCTCATACCCGTAATCCTCATCCAGGATGACGCCAGACACGTCGGCCTCATGCAGACGCTGCATGACGATCACAATCGCCGACGAATCGGGGTTGTTCAGACGGGTGGGTAGTGTTTCCTGCAAGACCCGAATGGCGGTGGCGCGTTCCACATCGGACAACGCCGCTTCAACGCTGTGGGGATCATCCCAGGCAACGCGATCGCCACGCCGACCGGTCATGCTGGCCACGGCACAGGCCTGGCGGAAGCCGGTATGAACGTTCTCGTAGTAGGTCTTCTGGTTCTGGTCCCCGGTGAGAGAAATAGGCCACCGCTCCTGATACCAATCGGACATGATCAGGCGGCGCATCTTGAGGGTATCCCGGGTCGCCAGACCTTGTTCGTGGCTGGCGCCGATGAACCGCATGTGCGGCATCTTCATCGGTCCCCATTCCCATGCTGGCCAGAACACCGAGACCAGCGTCGATTTCATGGTCCCCGGCGGGATGTTGATCAGCAGGCGGGTCAGATCACCGGCGGTGACCGCTTCCAGATGCTCGCAAACCGCCTCAACATGCCACCCGTGGACGTAGGGCTGCCCCGGTTCCAGCACCGGCCATGCCATCCGAACAAACTCGGCCAGACTCCGACTCGCCAGTTCCCTATCGATCGCCAGGAAATCTTCATTCGTCAGATTCAGGGCGTGCATTGCGCAGCTCTTTCAGGGCACCTGTGGACAACTTTGATGGATCGAGGGTGGAGACTTTGGTCTCTTGCTGAATCGGGCCACCGCCACGGCCAGTGTGCTCATGAATACGGCGGTTGCTGTAGGCGTCGCCGGCTTCCTTGGCGGCCTGTTCCAACAGGTCTTTCGCAAGCATCAAGTTGCCCATGTTCTCCGCGCGCTCAGCCATCCGTTGCAACACGCGGAGCCGGACTGCTTTGTGACTGATCGCGATGGTGCTGGTGTCCTCCAGGAACCGCTTCCTGGTCTCCTCGAACATCTCCACGTACTTCTTCGCCAAGGTCCGTCCCTGCGCTTTCGTCGGGTCGTAGGACTCCACGTTCTGCCGCGACACCACAATGCCGAACTCCTCCTTGACTGCGTCCGCCACGGTTTTCGGCGTGTCAAAGCAGGCAAGTCGCTGACAGATAAATGCTTTTTGAACTGCGTTCAATCTGGCCATTTCGTCTCTTCGTCAACTCAGGTCAACCGGCTGCGCGCAGCGAGCAGGTGCCGCAGGCCCGGGCAATGTCCACTTTCGCCACCTCCGGGCGCCCTTGGGCGGCGGTCACCAGCGCCTGCATGGCGCCATCGGCATGTCCCACCCCGTACCGACGCACCACCCCAACAAATTCCTCGACGTCATGCGCCCGCAAAGTAAACAAAGGCATACCAGTTTGTTTACTGAACTTCGGGACACCGTATGCGTTGATCGCCTGGGCGCAGTGATAAAGCTCATGCTCCACCAGCGCCGCAAATTCCACATCCGGCGCCTCAGAACAGAACCCCGCATCCAGGGTGATCACGAAATCCGGCACCATGCCGAACCAATCCTGCATCTGCTGTTCCTGTCGAGCCTTCTGCCAAGCGTTACCGCGAAAGGCCACCTGCTCCGCCGTCCCGAGAACCACCCGGCCCCGGCGAGCGTTCCGCACCCCGGCCCACAGCACCCCAATGTCGGCATGCTCCAGGTGGGCGTGATCGGGGTTATGCAAGCTGCCGGTGTCAGCGATGACCTGCTCCCGAATCCATGCCACCACCTCCAGTGATGGCAGAAAGCCACCCACCACGTTCATGGTGAACACGTCATCCGGCGGATACGGACGATCCATCCAGCACCTCCCGTAAATCAGCCCGTGGAAAACACGTCAGCGCGGTATCCCGCGAACAATTGATGATAGGTACCGGGGAAACCTCAGCCATGCGCTCGAACGCCGACAGGCCAGCCTCCAGGCCCTGGCCGTTCGGCCACTGGTTGGGATGGTCTCCGAAAAAATGCGCCCTGCCGCCGGTGTGCTGCATGTCATAGCCGAGCAACAAGATCCGCGACGGCTTCCGGTGGCCGACCAGGTTCACCAACCGATAACCAGTCAAACCTCCACTGGCCACCCGCTCCGGGTCCGTGCTCCACCCCTCCGATGAATCCAACCCAACCAATCGCGCACCATAGCGATTCGCCGCCACCCTGCTGCAGGTGTATCGCTCTCCACGGAACCCACGAATGACCCGGCCGCCATGCCACTGCCACCACCGGGCATCCGATGCCAGAAGCAGATCGGCCCACGGCGCCATAGTCCAGGCGTCGTTCGCCACCGCCACCTTGGCCCGGCCAGACACATACTCCACATCCCCACGGCACAGCGACGGACCGGAGGCCATACACACCCAGGTCTCACCCACCCGCCACCTCCATCTCGGCAACGCCGTCATCCCAGCCGGTGGTGTGCGGACGGGGCCGCCCGTGGTAGCAGATGATCGAAGCGTTCCGGCGCTCGGCCGCGGTGGATTTCTTGCGCGAGGCGATCATGCCCGGGTACAGGGACTGGAACCGATCAGGCTCAAATCCCAACTGGCGCATGATCCACCCCTGATCCCCCCAGCACTCCGTCACTCGGTAGTCATCCGCCACCGCCATGTCGAAGCCGTCGGCCAGGTAGCTGTAATCACCCTCCCACGCCATCACCCCACTCGCGGGCCGGGCCGGGAACAGCAGATCCGACAGCATCGTGAACCGGTGTCGTCGTTCGACCAGCGGCGTGATGTCCCCGCGAATGACCGTATCCAGGTCAAAGTAGAGCGTTCGTCCACGGAGCTGCTGGAACAACTCCAACTTGCACCACCAGCCACTCCAGTTCGTCTTGAGGGGCTTCCAGGTGCACCACTCCCCCACCGTTGGGTCATCACTCAGGCAAACGATCTGGTGGGGCGCCTTGAGGTGCCGGCGAACACCCTGACACAGACGGCGCACATACTCGGGCCCGTAATCCCCACCACTACGCAGGACCATCGCCACGGTAAGCATCACACCCCCCTCCCTGTATCCCGAACCGCCCGTGCCAACAGGTATTTCTCCTGGATGATCCATTCCACCCAGTCCCAATGGCGCCCAAACGACTGCGCCCACCAATCCGGACTGCGCAGGCACAGGTGAAGACCGTCGGCATCCTGGAAACGGGCGATCTGAAAGAACGCGCTATACCGGGTCCGATCCCGGATCCCGCGCAATACGGACCAAATCATCTTCGGTGGAATATGCTCCAGGACGTCACAGCAGATCGCATGATCGGCGGCGCCGAAATCCGGCATATCCCACAAACAGGCCTCAACGAACGGCCCATTGAACTCCCTGCAGGCGTTACCGGCGATGTCTACCGCGGTGACCCGGTAGCCCAGCTCAAACAGACGCTGGGCAGCCCGGCCGGTCCCACACCCGTAATCGATAAACGAGGCGCCCGCCGCCGGCGCCAACCAATCCAATCCATCCGCCAGCACCCGCATCGCCGGAGACCGCTCCCGGTACCCGGGATTGGCCCAGGCGCGACGATACTTATCGCGCTCGATTTCCATCAGATCATCAGCCATGCCATACCCTCCGCGATGCTCATCTGCGGAACGCCGGTCAGGCGGCCACAACTCACGATGTCCATTTGATCCATTGCTGAGGCGAACAGCAGGGGCAGATGGGACAGGTTGCCCGACGTCCCCCCCTCGATGCGGTCCTCACTGGTGGCATCCACACCCACCAGCGCCGCCTTGTGGGCACCCAGGTGATAGGCCAGCCCCAATGCCCCGTAGGCGCTGTTTCCGGTGTGAATGGTGTTCGGATTGATCGACAGGCCAGGGACGGCTCCCCACCGGCGCAGCCATTCCCCTGGCGTTCTCGGATCCCTGGGCACCGGGCCATCAGACGCCACGCGCTCGAAGCGCACCACCCCGGACGGCAGTTCCGTCTCCGGCGGCACCGCGGCACAGTAGTGGACGCCAGGTCGGCGCTCTTTCATTCGTCGGATGTTGGCCGGAGAGGGATCCAGCGTGAACCAGTAATCCGCCCGGGACAGCCAGTCGATGGCGCCATTGACGGCAATGACAGTGAGCCCATCAGGCGGACGGAATCCCCGAGCCGATGGGCCAGACGCGACGATGATGACGTTCATTGCTGCCCCCCGAGGTTCTGGCGGATGAACTCTTGCAGGTAGATCAGTTGCTGTCGCTGTCGGAGGTAAGCGGCTCGGAAATCCATATAATCTTGTCGAGCTGATTCAGCAAATTCGGGGGCTCTTGCATCGCCCACGCCGCCGGCACCGGCATCTGTGGCGTTGTCTGGACAACGGGCTGCGACGCGCAGCCTGCGGCGAGCAGAGGACAGATCAGAACGCAAAGCATCGTTCTCGGCATGAGCATCAGCCAACTCCTGAGTGTTTCGTTGATCAACCTGCGCCACCTTGTCACGCAGTTCCTTTTCGGTTTCCCGGGCTTCTTCCTGGACCTTCACCAGCGCCTCGGCTTGTGCTTCACGGTACTTGGCGAAATCCAGAGCGAGCCACCGGTATCCAGCGGCAAAGCCGAGGCCCAAAATCAGGCTGGCCACCAGCAGCACCGCAATGCCACGAATCGCTGCAGGGCTCATGGGTATCCCTCCAGGCACAGTTGTCTGGCCTCCTGTCGGCGAGTCCAAAGCCCACCGCACAAGGATTTATTTTCGGGCAGCGAACAGTCCCGTTTGTCCCCGGGTCGGACCGTGTAGAACCGCCACATCAACAGGGCATCGCAGGCCCCGGTGTAATCCCGCCGGTTCAACCTCTTGACGATGGTGGAACCGCAGAACGCAGCCACGCCCACGTTGTAAGCATGATCAACAAACACGTCGTATTCGTGCTGATAGAGCGGGACGTGCACGCAACGCTTCAACGCCGCCTCGTATTCCTGATTGACCTCATGCCCCAGCCGCGCCAGGGCCGACACCGGGTCGGTGGTGTCGCCCATACGAACGTTCCGGGTGGATCCGAACCCAATGGTGGGACGGTCCCCCTCCGTCGGGATGTAAGCCTCTCCCCGGTACCCCTCGTTCCTGGCCAGGCCGATCAAGCCGGCGGCGCTGAACACCAACGCCGCCACCGCGGTTCTCGCTTTCATCGGCGCTTTCCTCTGCGGCAACGCCACCGCGCCCGCCAGTCCCTCCACATGCCCTGCAACCGGCGCAGGCTGTCCACCAGCTTGGGCAGTGCGATCACAATCACGATCATCAGATAGATCAGCGTCCCAATCTGTGCCCACGCTTCCAGCATCCCGAGACTGAGACCGACACTCTGCGCGCCGGATACGGCTCCCTGCGCCGCAACAGGCGGGGCACCCAGCCCGACATAAAACCAGGGGCTTGATTGGTTCATCCGTTGGCTCCAAAACGACATGGATTCCTCCAGGTGGTTTTCTTCCCCCCAGAACGAAAAAAGCCCGCTCATCGGCGGGCCAAACAAAAAAGCCCCGGCGATGGCCGAGGCTTTGTAGAGGGTATTTTCAGTGGCACTTCGGCCACCGTAGATCCATTTTCGCTGCGCCTGTCATGACAGTCAAAAATTTACGCGCTGTGCATCCAGCCGGCCATCGATCCAGGACACCGCCTGTCGAATCAGTTGCTGTGCCTGATTGCGATTGATCCCCAGCCGGGCGGCGATCTCGCGGTAACTCAGTCGGCCATGAAAATACATCAGCAATGCTTCACCCTGCTGCCGGTGTATCGATCTCAGTCGAGCAACAGATCGATCTAGCATCGCGGCGGTGTCGTCATCGATCGCAGGATCCGGCAGCGGACTATCCGTGCTCCACGTGGATCGATACCCGGACATCGGGCTGCGGGACTTCGACAGCCACAACCCCCACTCCACCAGCAGTTGCTCGCTGTCCTCCGCCGGCGGCCGGCGCCGCGCCACCGCCGTCATTCCACAACCTCGATCAGGCCTTCCCGCTCATAGGCCAGCAGGGTGCGACAGAACGCTTCCAGGATGAACCGATCCAGTTCCCCGCGAGAAATGTCGGTCGCGGCCCGGCCGTCGATAACGTCGTGGCAGGCTGAGCAACCGCGAACGGTCAGCAGGTCGCTGGGCTTGAGCGCGGTACCGGCAACCCCTGGCAACCGCAGATGGCAAGCCACCGTGGTTTCGGAGTTCCAGTTACAATGCCCGGGCAGGCGCAATTCACAGGCGGCGCCGGCGGCGCTGTCGGTTATCTCGCTCATCCGATGTAGTCCCCCATGATCTCCGCCAGCACCGCCACTTGCTCGGGTTCCAGGTTCGGCCAGTAGCGCTCCACCACCAACTGGCAGAAGGCCCCATACACCTCCTCGAACTCGGCTTGGTCCATCTCATCGTAGGCCAAGCTGCGAGGCACATAGTAATCCACCCGCTCCCCGGTCTCCGTCCGCAAAGGGATACAGGTGCAACCGATCAGGCCCTCCACCTGCAGACGCTTCAGGACCTCATGAGCGTTCATACCGGCAAAGTCATCGATGTTCTGGGCCACCAGGTCACCGAAAGCGTGCACCATCTTGTGGTACCAGTATTCGCGCATTCGGCGGACCTGGACGCCAACGACTTCGCCCATGCGAAAGTTCTTGTCCTTCAACCGTTGCTGGGCGTGGACATCCGCCGGCATGAACACGCCTTTCCCGACCCGCATGGCCACGGTCTCCCTGTGTCGAGTCCGCCGCGGCTCAGCCATGACGTCTCCGTGAGATCCCGGTACCCACCAGATGCCAGCAATCGCGCATAACCTCGCTCAATTCCTCGGCCAACTGACGCGCTCGCTCCTCGCTGTGTAGGCGTTTGCCGCCGGGGGCTATCCACGCTCCAACTTGCGGGTCGAATATGACGACCGCTCGCCCGATCGCAATGCTCTTGTCGGTTCGACTCATGCCGCCCTCTCCCGCATCTTCGTTATCGAGGCCCTGGCCGGCCCCGTCAGCCGGTAAACGATGTTCAGGTGACCGGTCTTCGGACAGATTGCCCGGCGCCACCGATTAATCTGATCCAACTGCTCAAGCTCGCGAAGTCGACGGCACAGCGTCTGAATCAGGATCCCGGTACCCGCTGAGATCTCGTTTCGGGTCGCCCCCATCGGGCGGAGATACAAATACCGGCGAACCCGGTCGCGCTGCCTGATCGCGTCCTGTGCTGATTTCATTGGCGCCCCCTCCAGCTCTCCCAATCAAAAATCACCACCCTGGCGTTGGCGCGGAGCCGGTCGTATGCGGCCTCGCCCAGCAGCTCCTTGATCTGCTCGGTGCTGAAATTGGAAATCAGGATGGTGGGTCGCAGATTCTCGTTGCGCCCCTCCAGGACCTTGAACAGGATGTTCTGCTCATCGCCGGTCCAGGCCTGCCGGCCGAGCTCATCGATCACCAGCAGATCGTAGTCCGCCAGCTCCCGATAGATACGGCGGGTCGATTTCCGGCTCTGGCCACCCCACGTCTCCCGCACCGCATCGATCATCTCGCCGGTGCGAACGTACAGGGCTGACATCCCCGAGCTGATGAACACCCGGGCGACGGAACACGCGAGATGGGTTTTTCCGGTACCCACACCACCGATCAACAGCAGGTTTCTGCCCTCGTCCCGGGTACGCCGGACGTTCGCGGCGTAATCCTGGCAACACTCCAGGGCTACCCGCTGGCCCTGCTCCTCAACGTGGTACGTGTCCAGCGAGTGCCGCTGGTACCGCGGCGGTATCGCAGCTCGGCCCAGATCCGACGACAGGCGCCGGTCCTCGATGCACTTCGGGCAATCGGGATGCACAACGGGGCCGTCCAGAGACTCCCGCCATTTCCACCGCCCGTGGTGTGAGCAGTTCAGGTAAACCGGTTGCTGGCGGACGTCGCCAGGATCAACCAGCTTGCCGTCGAACTTGCCCTGGATGATGTTTTCAACGAAGCCGACCATCGGATGTCACTCCTGCTCGGTAGTCCGTGGAGGGTTGGGTGGGGTGGCGCCCAGGTGACGATCGGCCACCACCGCCGAACTTCTTGGCATTCCGCAACCAGGTGTTCAGCGCCGCGTGCCAGTCCTTCATCGTCGAGCCTTTCGCCCGGTGGTGATCACGAAACTGCGGGAGATGGTCGTGAATACTCACGCCCTCCTCCGCCGCCACCCGGCGATTGGTGTCGTTGGGCTCGAAGTCGTCCGGGAGCTGGGTTGCTCGCTTTGCCGGTTTCCGGGTTGGGGGGGATATAGGAGGGTTATTCTTTATATCTCTTCTCTTCTCTTCTCTGGTGACGCTCGTTACGTCACGCGTTGCGTCACCCGTTATGTCACTGTTACCGTCACCAGTTGCGGTGTCGGATTGCTCTTGTGACGCCTTTTCCTGTTTGCGTTGACGGTATCGCCGTTGACGCTCGGCAGCGCTGGAACGCCCGCCATTCTTGGCCGGAGCGTTGTATTCGAGGAAGTTGGGGAATGCGATTGTGCCGTTTTCTTGATCAGGAATTGCCCACCCTACCTGCGCCATCGCGGCACCAAATCCTGGCACGCCGGCGATCTGATCCAGGTCGTCGATCTCAATTCCGCGCCACACACCGTCACTCGTGTGCTCGTTACAGGCACACCACACTCGCAACAGTGACGCGATCGTTACGTCACGCGTTACGTCACGCGTAACAATCTCATCCAGGGCACCATTGAAGCCCGTGGATAAGCGCCGCCCAACCTCGGTGTCCGTCGCGATGATTTTCGCGAGCTGCAACACCTTGGGATGGGTGGTCAGGCTACCGCGCATCTTGATCCAGTCACCCGCCATGGTTACTCCCCAAACAGCCGTTCGGCCTGCTTGGCAATCCGTGCCAGGTTCTGGGTGGCTTCAACATATGCTCGTTGCAGCTTGGCTCGTTCGTCTTCCGGCTCCAGCGGTGCCGGTCGGCTGAACCCGCATTCGTCCGCGATGAAGAACATGGCCGCCGATGAGCCCTTTTCCCGGGCTCTGCGCATGATGAAGATCATCTGCTCCAAGCCGAGCTTTTCGGCTTTTGCGGTATTGAGACAGTCAGAAAGCCACCGGCCGGCGGCCTGGGGGTCGGCTTCGGGCTTCAGCATTGCGCCCACGACCTTGGGGCCGCCCAGCATGAGAATATCTGTTCGCAGCGCTTCAAAGACGTCTTCGTGAAACAGTGTCGCCTGCTCCATTTCGATCCTCTCCTACTGGTTCCCACACCGTCGGAAGGCGTCGGAACCCGGAATCTGGGCAAATAAAAAGGCCGCGGTCAGGCGGCCGTTTCTGGCTTCCCCCACGGGAAGCCCGGGCACAGATCTCGGCGTGACACTCTGCCGTGGGTCACCTCTTCGATACGTGCAGCCCGACGCGGCGGAACTGGCCTTTCGCCATTGATCCATTGCTGAACCGTAGGAGGCTTAACGCCGATGAGGCGAGCCAGTTCCGATTTGTTGCCGACAATTACTGCGGCGTTGAGCACCGCATCACTTGGTTGCATTGGACATTCCTCTGTTGACCCCAAACCGAACTATAAGGCATTGCCTTACTCAATGGCAAGCCATTGCCTAACACCCTCATTGTTAGGCTTAAATTAGGCAATGCTTAAAGGTGAAAAACTGGGCGCAGCCATAGAGGCCGCCCGAAAGAAGAAAGGGGTAACAAAGGCGGAGTTAGCACGCGAGTTCGGCGTGAAACCTCCGTCCGTTCAGGGTTGGGTAAAATACGGCAGGATCAGCAAGGACATGCTTTCCAACGTCATTAAGTACTTCTCGGATGTGACGGACGATGCGCATTGGGGAATCGAGCCTGGCGATCTATACTCAGCACGGCCCAACAACGTCGTTCCGATCAAGCCGCCAGCAACTGACGATCCCGACATTGCTGAGATCAGAAGATTCGACATTGTCGCAGGTATGGGCATGGGAAATGGGCGCCTCGCCGACCCCTTTCCTTCCGTCATCGATACCATGCGAGTCAGCAAGACCTGGCTCAGAGCCAATGTTTCCTATACCGCCATAGAGAATCTCGGCTTGGTGACGGGGCTTGGGGATAGCATGCTCGGTACATTCAGCGACGGGGATGTGCTGCTGGTGGATCTCGGTGTCAACGAGGTCAAGCTTGATGCCGTTTATGTGCTATCGCTGCATGATGAACTGTACATCAAGCGGGTACAGCGGCGACCGGATGGTTCTTTTCTTATGATCTCTGACAATGAAAAGTACCCACCCTATGTTATCGAGAATGGAGAACTGCACGCTTTTAATGTCGAAGGGCGCGTGCTTTTGGCATGGAATGCAAGAAAACTATAATTAACTCACCTTTCTGTAGGAGCTGAGAGATGAGATCTTTGCTGATCTTGGGGACGGCTATGTTCTTAGGGGGATGCGCCGCCGCACAGTTCGATAAGGATATGGGTTACCGCGATTGGGACAGTTTGGAGAGCCATTTATTGGCCGCTCAAAGCGATCCCAAATACCGATATAAGATTGGACCTGAGCGCCTTCATGCAGCCAAAGAGGCGCTTTCTCAACACTATTTCCGCCTTTATTCTGATGGCAACAAGCACCTCAACCTGGGTGATTTTGATGATCTGTGCCGACAAAAGATCCAGTCGGTGTGCACCCAGAATACAAGGGATTCAGTAGAAGGCCTCCGAGTACACTATGCTGGCGTGGAGAAGCGTGAGCGTGAAGCAAGGGAGAAGGAGCGTGAACAAAGGGCGGAAGAGCAGGCGAAACGGGATGCCCGCATCACCGCTTTAAAATCGGGAAAACTAAAAGTCACCTATTTGTGGGACGCCCAACATCTACATTCTCCTAAAGATGGAAGTCGCCTTCTTGGATCCCCATACTTAAAGGGCGGTGACGGAAAATATTATGAGTTCAAAACCAATGTTACGGACATGCGTGGAGGTACCGTAATATCCTGGCTGCCCGACTATTTCACATCCATCGGCTCCTACCGCCACTCCGCTCCAAGGTGGGGCGCCATCATAAGGCCCCAAAAAGTTCCTAAAAACCTGACCTTTGGTCAAGAGGTCACCGTGGTTGGGAAATACACCTCGAATCAGAGACTCCCATTGGTTGATGGTAGTAGTGCTCTGGTTCCTGTTTTTTCAGAAGCCTATATTTTCGTGGGGACAGGTGGACCAATACAACGGATAGAGAGATCCGATGGATCGGTGTTATATACAGATCGCCCGTTTGAAATTCAGCCCCAATAAAAAAGGGGGCTTTCGCCCCCTTCCTAAACTTTTCACGATGCATCAAGCACAATCTTTTTCTACCCATCCTTGGTCAGTTTCTGCAAAACTGATCTTTTCTGAAACTTTCCTTTCTATTTCGTTAAGCTTTTCTACCAAGTCTCTAACTGCGCTACTTTCCATAACGAATTCTTTATAAAGGATCCGCAGCAAAACATCGGCTGACTTTTGAACCTTGTTTTCGCCAGATTCCCATTTTTTTAATGCCTCAAGGGAGTAACCGAGCAATTCCCCCAAGCCCTTTCTTGATAAGAGCATCTCCGTCCTTAAGAAACGGAATTCGTCGCCATCAAGGATGCTCTCTTTTTGGACTAGGTGCATACCAATGGCTTTGTGGAGACCTTTCACATCATCAATCTTGAAAGTCTTCTGGCCATTGGGCAGCTCTGATTCAGTATAGCCATTCACCAAAAATATATTGGGAAGGCCACATGCAACATAGTGAAACATGACGTTATGCCTCCTCATCATCAGCATTGGCGTAAAGCACGGCGAGAACATCGTCGTTCGTCACCAGGATGTCTACGGTTACCGTCTCGCCGGCAACCACATATATCAGCTTCGCGTACCGCCCCTCTCCGGAATGGAGAACCTTTCCATCAACTTTGCCGTTCTCCAGAGTGGCCCAGATCTGGGACATCGACACTTCCCTCGCCTGCGCAAGGTCGTTAATGTTGCTGGAGAACTCGACGGAATTCGGGGACGCGCAAAGCTGCCGCACATGCTCAACAAACTTAGCGGGATGATCCCTTAGAGCGACCACCTTGCTGTCTGTCATCACCTCCCTCCACTGGATCGCGGCATCACGATTATAGGTATCAGATACCCATGATCAAGTAAAAGTTCAGCTTTTTCTACCATCAGAAAAGCAATTTCAAATTGCGAAACCAAAAAAGTGGCGATAAAAAGTCATAACTCATTGTTGGACAAAGTTTTTTCTGCATTTTTCCCGCCAAAGCTATCGTTGCTAAAGCCATAAACTATTGAAACGCTTTATTTGATAGTCTTAGGGAATGCTCGATACCATTCTTGATTCCCGCTCTGCTCCTGCATCGGGCATTCGAGACTGCGCAAAGGCCTGTCCTGCGTAGCCGGTGAGTCCGTTGGCCCGCCGTGAGCCTTTCCCAAGCCCGCCTCCGAGCGGGCTTTTGTATGCCCACCAATTCTTCCTTTTCCATTGAGTGACCAATTAGTCACAAATAAGTTAGGCAATGCCTATTGATAGATAGAAGGCATTGCCTTACATTGAATCTCGTCATCACCGAGGATGAGGAGATACCACCATGGACCAAGACCCACTACAGCAAGCCCATAACCTGTTTGACGGTTTGTTCCTGTCGGGCCAACACGACCTGACCTGCCCTTACGAAGACAACACCATCGAACGCATCTGGTTTAACCGGGGCCGTGCTGCCCGCGACGGCATCGACTTTCAGGCCGCCGTCATGACCGCCCTCACCACCGCCGAGGGACGCCTGTTCCCGGAAAGCCTCACTCCACAGCAAGCCTTCATCGCTCGCCTTGCTGGCCAACTCGACCCCCGCCATAAGGCCATCGCTGATCGCATCTTCGAGCTGTCAAGAGGCGGTCGTGGAGGTGTCGCATGAGCCGCCCCAACACGACCTTCGCCAAGCGCCAGGAGCGCCAGCGCGTCCAGCAAGACATCGCCCGATTTCTCTCTCAGGGCGGCCGCATCCGTGAATACCCGAGCACCGCACGTGCCGAACCACGGAGGACGCTGCAATGACCATGGCCACTCGAGTTCCCGACAACGCCGTCGGCCGGCAGGTGCTGGCGGACGTCCATGAAGCCCGCGAACGCCGCATCCAGGAAGCCGGGCGGCGTGCCCGTCACCCGAACAGGCTGCACCGCTTCTGGCGGCGCATGGTTCAGCAAGCGGTGTAGGAGGCCCCATGGAAAAGAACGAATTCAGAAACGCGATCGAATCGGCCCTGGAGTTCGCTGGCAGGCCCGTCAGCAAAGGATTTCGTCTGCCTCGGGAGGAACGGTTTGTATCGGCCTTGTCGGGGTACCTCAAGAGAACGGATCCCGAGCTATCCGAACGGGTATTCGCACTCATGGGCCACGGGGAAGAGGAATCGGAATGACGGCCTTTGAGCGCGGAATCCTGATCGCCGTTGCCATTGGCTCGCTGCTCGCCGGCTTGCAGTGGGTCGACGAGGTTTCCGCCGCCGCCATCACCACGAATTCAGAACGACCGATGCGCTGATTCGGTTGTTTTTGCGGGGCTTGCCCCGCCCTTTATTCAGGAGAACGTCATGGGAAACATCATCGTTCGCAGCTCCCAGACCGGCCTGGCCATCAATGACGGGCCCAGTGTACTGGGAGAACGCGCCGCCCGGATCCCGGTGGGCGGGAAAATCCGGTCTGGCATCAAAGTGCTCACCGCAGCGGCTCGCAAGCTGAAGGGGGCCCAGGAGATCTATGACGCCGGCGTCCAAGCGGGCAGCACCTGGGACCAGATCGAAAAGGCGATTCGCGAGCGGTGCAATCCTCAGCGTTCACCGCTGACGCCGCGCAACGTGCCCTATTTCACGGTGCGCCGCGCCGATTTCACGGTCCCAGAGACAGCGGATCGGATCATGGAGATCTACGGCGAAGAACTGGATGGCGTCCGGCGGCTGCTGCGATTCCCGGTGATATTCGCCACAGACTCCTGGCAGGCCAACATGCCCCACGCGCTCCGGGCCTATACCGCCAGCCAACTGAAATACTGGTCCGAATACACCGCCGACGGCGACCGCATCTGTATGACCAAGGCAACGATCCAGGTCGACAGCCGGAGCCGCCGGGCCCATCGCCCCTTTGGCGGACGCCCCAATGTCCCCCGCCCGGACACCGGCGGTGTGTGCGACCCGGATCAGTGCCCTGAATATCAGGCGCGCAAATGCACGCTGTCTGGATCCCTGCTGTTCTTCATCCCAGGAATCCCCGGCTCATCAGCGATCGAGTTGCCCACCACCAGCTATTACTCGCTCCAGCAGGCACGCCAAAAGATGGAGATGGTCGCGTATCTCCGCGGCGGTCGCATCAGCGGCACCCATGATGGCCAGCCGATCTTCTACCTCACGAAATCCGAGGAGGAGGTTTCCATGATCGATTCGGAAACCGGGCAGCCGCGCAGGGTTAAACAGTTCCTGGTCTCCCTGGAAGCCAATATCGACATGCAGCGGGTGTTCCGTGCCGCGGAAGTGCGCCGGCTCGAAGCCGGGGCCGCCGGTGAGCGCGCCGCCGCAGCCCTGACCCTGCAGGATGATCTGCCCGAAGACGATCTGCCGCTGGAAGACGAAGACACCAGCGACCAGCCCGAAACCGAGACCGGCGCCGCCGATGACGTCGAGACCATCAAGGCGCTTCGCCGTGACGTCGCCGATCTCCTGGAAAAAGCCGAAATCAGCCCGGCCCTGTTCTCAGACTGGATGACCGACGAGAGCGAGAACCCCGATTGGGGCCGGTGCAGCGCCGGTCTGACCCAGGCCAAAAACGAACTCACCAAAGCCCTGGCCGGCGACATCCAGCAATGGAAGGCCGAACGGGATCTGGATACCCCCTTTTAAAGGAGACTGATATGTCGATCAGAATCGCGCACGCGAGCGACCTTCATTACTGCGAAAAACACCTGGAATGGGTGGACAAGGCGATGACCGCTTTCGTTGATGGCGCCATTGAGGCCGGTGCGGCCTGCGCCATCCTCAGCGGTGACAGCTTCGACCACCAGGTGCATACCCATGAGCCGGCGGTGCATGCCTTCCTGCGCCAGATCGTGCGCCTTGCCGACCACATGCCGGTGTTGGTTCTCCAAGGGACGTTCAGCCACGACCGGCCTGGCAGTCTCGAAGTGCTGCGGACCATCGCCGGGCGCCACCCTGTTTATGTTGCGGATCGCATCGCCCAGGTGGCGCTGGTCGGTGGCGATTGGATGGAATCAGAGGGCTATCGCTTTGAAGGACTGCCGGCTGGCCCCCTGGGCGATACGCCCAAAGTGATCGTGTCCTGCCTGCCCAGCATTAACCGTGGCCAGATGAAGGCCGTCGCTGACGGCGAGAGCGCCGCCGAGATGATCGAGCACGTATGCCATGGCTGGGCGGAGATCAACTTGCAGGCTCGCGCCGCCGGGATACCGACCGTGCTCACCACGCATGGCACTGTAAATGGCTCTGTGACCGAAAGCCGCTATGCCATGGTCAGCCCCGACCACGAGTTCACCCCCGGGGCGCTCTTCGCGGCTGAAGCCTCGGCGGTGATGGTCGGACACATCCACGCCCACAACGCATGGGAACACGACGGCCGGCGGATCGCCTATCCCGGCAGCCTGACGCGACTGATCCACGGCCACAACGATCCGACCGGCTGGCTGGATTGGGAAGTGGCCACGGCCGCATCCGAGTTCACGTTCACCCAGACGCCAGCCCGCCGACTGATCGACATCACGTTCGATGGCGCGCCGGACCTGGTGGGCCTGCGCGAAGTTGCCGCGAGCGGTGACTGTGACGGTGCCTATGTCCGGGTGCGCTGGTCGATCGATGAGGAGCACCGCAACAGCGTCGATACCGCCGCGATGCGCGACATCCTGCACATGGCCTGCGAGGTGAAGCTGGAGGGTCGTATCAATCCCGTCCAGCGGACCCGTGCCGAAGGCTTGACCCGAAAAGAAAGCCTGAGCGACAAGCTGGCCATGTGGGGTGAGGTGACCGCCACCGATACCGACCCGCTCCAGGAGCGCCTGCAAGACCTTCAGATTCTCGCCACCGAAGACCTCATCGACAAATACGGAGAGTGCGCCGATGCGACCGCTTAAACTGACTCTGACCGGATTCAAGGGCATCCAGGCTGGCATGGGACTGGAGACGTTCACACTCGATCTTGAGCGTGAAGCTGGCGAGGCCTCGCTGGTGGCCATTGTAGCCCCCAATGGACGTGGCAAAACAACCATCTTGGATAACTTGCAACCATACCGGTTGATGCCGTCAAAGCTCGGCGACAGCACGTCCTATAGCCCCGAGGCCTTCAGCTACTTCGGCCACCTGGTTACCCCTGGTGATGCGAGCAAGACGCTGATCTGGGAGCACCAGGGGCGTCGGTATCGGTCTTTGTTGGAATGGAAGCTGCGCGCCAAAACCCAATCCACAACGGCATACCTGCAGGTGATGAATGCCGGTGGTGGCTGGGAACCAGTAACGCTTCCCGATGGCACGTCATCCGACGGCAAAGCCAAGACCTATGATCGCTGTGTTGAAGGCGTCCTGGGCTCCCCTCGCCTCTATTTCACGGCGGCATTCAGCGCTCAGGGGCGTAGCCAGTTGTCCAGCTACTCCCATGGCGACATCAAGGCGCTGATGTCTGAAGTGCTGGGCCTGAACACCATTCAAGAGCTGGGCGAAAAAGCCGCAGACGTCGTGAAGGGCCTCCGGACCAGACTGAAGGGGAATCGTGACACGCTGTCTTCCCTGTCCGAAAAGCAGACCTATGCCGCCGACCTGAAAGGCCACATTGAGACGCTGGAAGCCGAAGCGGCCCGGTTGGCCAAGGATGCCGAGCAGCACCGCGAAGACGCAAAGCGCGATGCGATCGCGGTGGCCGAAATGGAGAAGGAACAGCAAGACGCGGAAGCCCTTCGGATCCGCCGCGAGGATGTTCAAAAACGGATTGAGGCGGCAAAACGGGATTTTGACGACGCGATACTAGCCATCCGCAAAGACGAAGCAGATCTGGATGCGCAGGAGCAGCGGTCAGTTTCACAGATCCAGGACGAGATCGAACGCCAACAGCGCGGCATCGACCGACTGCACCGGCAGATCGAGCAGGCCGAACAGGTACTGAATCAACGGGACAGCATCGAGCGGGCAGAAAGCGACATCCCGCGCCTGCGCCAATCGCTCACCGACACTGAAGCTCGGGTCGAGTCCGCTCGGGAGAAAGCCGCCGAAGCAACCAGCGCCCGCAACGAGTTGCATCAAGTGGAGCGGACGCTGGGCGAACTCGTGTCATCCGGTGAGCGCGCCCGCCAGCACAAAACGGAACTGGAAAACCGGTGCGCGTTGACCGCTGAGGTGCCGTGCCAAGGCACCGACATGCAGGGCCAGTGCAAGCTCCTGAAAGAGGCCATGGAGGCGAAAAGCCGACTACCAGGCGCGGAAGAAGAGCTGGCCGCCAAACACAACGAATACCGCCAGTTGAAATCGCAGCGCGATGAGCTGGCTGCGAAAGTAGAAAGCTTGGCCGACGCCGAAAAGGCCCTGGCCGACGCACAGGCAGAACTGTCAGGTGTTCGGGCTCAATTGGAAGCTGCGGAGCGACTGGCGGCACGCCGCGGCGAACTGGATCAGGCCCAGCAGAGCAAAGACCTCGGCCAGGAAGACCTCGGCCAGTCCCATGCCCTTCTGGAAGCCAAGAGATCCGAGGCGGAATCATGTCGGGCGGAGTTCGAGGGCCGCCGTGCGACGCTCAACGATCGAAAGAATGCCGCGCTCGAAAAGCATGACGAAACCCAGAAAGCACTCGCCGACGAGTTGGCCAGGATCCCGGTACCCGGGGATGAGTCCGCCCTGGAAGCCACCCGTCGCCGCCTGCAGGCGAATGAGAATGCCGAACGGACCGCCCGTGAGAGGCTGGACGCCGCCCGTGGCAGCATCGCTCATAACAAGGGGCAACTTGCGGCAATGCAGGAAGAGCTGTCCCAAGCGGATGATCTGAAGGCAAATAGCGAGTACCTGGAAGCGGAGATCGCTCTCTGGCTTAACCTGCAAACGGCGCTCGGCCGCGACGGCATCCTCGCCCTCTCAATCGACGATGCTGGCCCCACGCTGTCCTCTTTGACCAATGACCTGCTGATGTCCTGCTACGGCCCCCGGTTCACGGTGCGTATCGACACCCAGGCCGAAGTCAAATCCACCGGCGCACAGAAAGAGACCTTCGACATCGTCGTGCTGGACGCCGACACCGATACCGCGAAATCAGTGCGCGAGATGTCCGGCGGCGAGCGAATCTGGATCAATGAAGCCCTGACCCGAGCCATCGCACTCTATCAAGCCCAGCAGTCCGGCCATGTCTATCACACGCTGTTCAGCGACGAATCTGACGGTGCGCTCGATCCCGAGAAGAAAGAGCAATTCGTGAAGATGAAACGCCGTGTGCTGGAGCTGGGCGGCTATGAGCGAGAGTTCTTCATTTCTCATTCGCCCGACGTTTGGCCGCTCGCTGATGCCGTTATCCATCTCGGGGCGGACCAAGAAGTGGAAGCAAATACCACTGCAGATGCGGCGTGATGGAGATCGTGATGAAGAAAGAAATTCGACACTTCCACCTCTTCTGCGGCCTGGGCGGCGGCGCCAAAGGCTTCAACGCCGGTGAAGCTCGGGTGGGCTCAATGGAAGCCGAGTTCCGCTGCATCGGCGGCGTTGATAACGACGCCGCCGCGATCGCTGATTTCGGCCACGCCGCCGGCACCCCGGGCACCGTCCTGGATATGTTCAGCCGGGAGCAGTTCGAGGCGTTCCACGGGCGCGAGCCGTCAGCCGACTGGCAGGAAGCCACACCGGAAGACATTCAGCGCGCCGCTGGCGGAGAGCGGCCCCACATAGTGTTCCTGTCCGCACCCTGCAAGGGCTTCTCCGGCCTGCTGTCGCAGACCCGCAGCACCACGCCGAAGTACCAGGCGCTCAACGGCCTGACCCTGCGCGGCGTCTGGCTGATGCTGGAAGCCTGGAAGGACGATCCGCCGGAGCTGGTGATATTCGAGAACGTGCCGCGCATCGCCAACCGGGGCCGGCCGCTGCTGGACCAAATCGGCGCGCTGCTGGAGGCCTACGGCTACGCGGTGGCGGAAACCACGCACGACTGCGGCGAACTGGGCGGCCTGGCCCAGAGCCGTAAGCGATTCCTGCTGGTGGCACGCCACCAGGAAAAGGTCCCAGCATTCCTGTACGAGCCCACCAAACGCCCTCTGGCGGCCGTGGGCGACATCCTGGAGCGCATGCCCTTGCCCGGGGATGACACAGCCGGGCCGATGCATCGGGTACCGCGCTTGCAGTGGAAAACCTGGGTACGGCTGGCCTTTGTCGAAGCCGGTGGCGACTGGCGCAGCCTGAACCGACTGGCGGTGGAAGATGGCCACCTCCGCGATTTCCTGATTGTGCCTGAGTATCGTGCCGGGTACCTGGGCGTGAACCGCTGGAGTCGGTCCATGGGTACCGTCGCCGGCCGAAACACTCCCAGCAATGGCGGTTTCTCAGTCGCTGATCCCAGATTCACCGCCAGCAGCCAATGGAAGGACGGTCAGGCCTACGGCGTCCGCCGCTGGGAAGGATCCACCGGCACCGTTACTGGCCAGCAGGCCGCCGGACAGGGTGCTTTCAGTGTGGCCGACCCACGCCACCATGGCGCGCCGAAGCACAACAACTGCTTCCGTGTGGTGGAGTGGTGCCGAGAGGCACGTGCCATTACGGGCGCCCATGGCGCCGGCCAGTGTGTCGCGGATCCTCGCGGCGGCAACTACTCCGGTGGTTACGGGATCGTTGATTGGACAGAAGCGGCGGGCACTGTCGCTGGCGAGTCCTTCCCTTCCAATGGCAAGTTTTGCGTGGCCGACCCCCGACCGGCGATGCAGCGTAGCAAAGGCGATCATTACCTGACCGGTGGCCACTATGGAGTGGTGCCCTGGACTGCCAGCACCGGCGCTGTTTCCGCCAGTGCATGCCATGACAACGGTCACTGGTCCGTAGCAGATCCCCGCGGCCTTGCCGAACAAGCTCTCGAAGGCGAATACCTACCAGCCGCCACTGACCGTCTGGTGGCCATGATTCAGTCTCTGGATGGTACCTGGCACCGTCCATTCACCACCCTGGAGCTGGCCGCCCTGCAGGGGCTCATGGATCCGGAAGAGCAACTGGAACTGGACGGGCTCAGCGATACCGCATGGCGGGAACGGATTGGCAACGCAGTACCGCCGCCGGCAGCGCAGGCGATCGCATCAATGATGGCCGAAACCCTTCTTCTGGCGTGGTCAGGTGAGACCTTCGTGCTCAGCGCCACCCCGGTGTGGGTGCGGCCGGTGGCTGCTGCACTGGCTCTACCCGGAGGAGCAGCCGCATGACCGCTTCTTACGACCAATTCCTTCGCGCCAAGATTAAGATGGCGCCGCGCTCCGGATTCGACATCTCCCAGGTAGAGATCAATCCGCTGCTGTCCGGACATCAGAAAGCTTCGGTCCAGTGGGCGGTTGCCGGCGGGCGCCGGGCGCTGTTCGAGGCCTTCGGCCTGGGCAAGACAATGCAGCAGATCGAGATTATCCGGTTGATTCTCGCCTACGCCGGCGGCCGGGGGCTGATCGTTGCGCCGTTGGGAGTCCGGCAGGAGTTCACGCGGGACGCTCATACGCTGGCAACCGGCGAACACCCGAATGTCTCGGATGAGCAGCGGAATCAGCTCGCTGCCTGGATCGACAAGATGCCGGGCCGGGCTCCGTCCATCCGCTTTATCCGCAGCGTTGACGAAGCGGAAGAGACGGGGATCTATCTCACCAACTATGAGACCGTTCGCGACGGCAAGATCGACCCGGCCGACTTCACGGTGACCAGCCTGGACGAAGCCAGTGTGCTTCGGAGTTTCGGTAGCAAGACCTACCAGACGTTTCTTGATCTGTTCCAGGCCGTGGCCTATCGCTTCGTGGCGACGGCCACGCCATCACCTAACCGGTACAAGGAGCTGATCCACTACGCCGGGTACCTGGGGATCATGGATACCGGACAAGCGCTGACTCGTTGGTTCAAGCGCGACAGCACCAAGGCCAACAACCTCACTCTGCACCCGCACAAAGAGGACGAATTCTGGCTATGGGTGTCCAGTTGGGCGCTGTTCCTGCAACGGCCGTCCGATCTTGGCTACCCAGATGATGGCTACGACCTGCCGGCGGTGCACATCCACTACCACGAGGTGGCCACCGAGTGGCGTCCGACCGTGGACCGTGATGGCCAGGTCGGCATGTTCACCGATGCTGCACTTGACCTGCAGAGTGCCGCCCGAGAGAAGCGCAACAGCCTGGACGCCCGGATCCGGGAAACCGCCGCCATCGTGGCCTCCGAGCCAGACGAGCATTGGCTGATCTGGCATGACCAAGAAGCGGAGCGTCACGCCATCTGCAAAGCGGTACCGGACGCGGTGGCGGTGTACGGGTCCCAGGACCTGGACAAACGCGAGCAGGCCATCGTCGATTTTTCCGAAGGCCGGATCCAGCACCTCGCCGCCAAGCCGGTGATAGCCGGCAGCGGCTGTAACTTCCAGCGCCACTGTGCCCGAGCCGTATTCGCCGGTATTGGCTTCAAGTTCAACGACTTCATCCAGGCGATCCACCGGATCGTCCGGTTCCTGCAAACGCGTGAGTGCCATATCCATCTGGTCTACGCCGACACCGAGCGCGAGGTGTTGCGGACACTGGAACGGAAGTGGCGCGACCACGACGCCATGGTGAAGAAGATGACCGAAATCATTCGGAAGTATGGACTCAACCACGCCGAGATGGGCAAGACCCTGGAGCGATCCATTGGCGTAGAGCGCATCGAGGCGAGAGGCGAGGGATGGCTGGTAGCCAATAACGACTGCGTCGAGGAATGCCGCCGCATGGACGACGCCAGCGTTGACTTGGTGGTGACCAGCATCCCGTTCAGTAACCACTACGAGTACACCGCCAGTTACAACGACTTCGGGCACACCGAGGGGAATGATCACTTCTGGGAGCAGATGGACTTTCTGACGCCGGAGCTGCTGCGCGTCCTCAAGCCTGGCCGCCTCGCCTGCATCCACGTCAAAGACCGGATCCTGTTCGGCAATGTGACCGGCGCAGGCGCGCCAACGGTGAGCCCTTTCCACGCTGAAACCATCTTCCACTATCGCCGCCATGGGTTCGACTACATGGGCATGATCACTGTGGTCACTGACGTGGTGCGGGAGAACAACCAAACGTACCGCCTGGGCTGGTCAGAGCAGTGCAAGGACGGCACCAAGATGGGCGTAGGGAGCCCCGAATACGTAATCCTTGTGCGCAAGCCTCAGTCCGACCGGTCCCGTGGCTATGCCGATACCCCCGTCAGCAAGGACAAGGAAGATTACACCCGCGCCCGCTGGCAGGTTGACGCCCATGCGTATTGGCGGTCCAGCGGGAACCGCCTGCTGACCGCCGAGCAGATGGCCCAACTGCCACCAGACGTGCTCTCCAAGGTCTTCACCGACTACAGCATGTCAGAAGTCTACGACTACGAGCATCACGTCCAAATCGGCGAGGAACTGGAACTGCGTGGCGCCCTACCAGCGACGTTCATGTCACTAGCGCCGGGCTCTCACCATCCGGATGTCTGGCACGACGTTGTGCGGATGCGAACCCTCAACGGCGAACAGACCAAGCGCGGCCTTGAGAACCACGTGTGTCCCCTGCAGTTCGACATCGTGGATCGCCTCATCACTCGCTACACCAACCCGGGCGAGTTGGTCTTTGACCCATTTGGTGGCCTGTTCACGGTCCCATACCGAGCACTGCATCTCGGTCGCCGCGGGCGAGCATCCGAACTGAATCCCGGCTATTTCCTCGATGGCGTGAAGTATCTCCAAGCCATGGAGCGGGAAAAGGCCATGCCGAGCCTTTTCGACTTTGAAGATGGCCAGATGGAGAAGTCCGCATGACCCCCTCCCCATCCACCATCCAGCAGCTCATAGACCGCAAAGTCCGCCCACTCGGTGCTGCGCCAGATGTCCGAGAGCGAGCCCAGCAGATGGCCATCGTAATGATCACCCACGGCGGACGTCGTTTGCCTGCTATTCGGGCTGCCGTGAGCTATGCAGCGAAGGAGACCGATCAATGACAGTGGATGCGTTTCCGCTTTGCTGGCCAGAGGGCTGGCCTCGAACCAAGCGCCCTGAGACGGCGCGATTTGCCACTTCGTTCGCAACGGCACGCGACATGCTGATGGAAGAGCTCCGCCTGATGGGGGCCCGCAACATCGTTCTTTCCACGAATGTTGCCCTTCGTCGCGACGGGCTGCCCTATGCTGGCCAGAAGCAGCCAGATGATGCCGGAGTGGCCGTCTACTTCGAGTACAAGCAGCGCAGCATGACGTTTGCGTGCGATCGGTGGCGCAAGGTCGAGGATAACACCCAGGCGATCCGCAAGACCATCGAGGCCCTGCGCGGGATTGAGCGCTGGGGGGCCAGCGACATGATGGAGCGTGCATTCACTGGCTTTCAGGCCCTCCCCAGCTCCGCCAGCACCAATGCCACCGCCTGGTGGGTGGTTCTGGAGGTAGACCACAACGCCAACCCCAACGACGTGCGCGCGGCATACCAGCGCCGGCGTAAACAGACCCACCCCGACCACGGCGGTACCGCCGATCAATTCAGCGCTGTACAGCGCGCATGGGAACAATATCAGGAGGCCCGCAATGGCTGAGCAGCAGAAACAGAAGGTGGCATTTGAAGCGTGGGCGAAATCCGAGAACATGAGCATAGCATGGGGAGTAACGAACTATCTCTTTAGCGAAACTGCGAAGGCCTGGAAAGCTTGGCAGCATCTCTCCCATGCCGGGGGGGAGCCCGTGGCGTACCGCTATCGGGTGAAAGGTCAGGACTGGGAAGTGTTCGACGAAAACCCGTGCCTGGATGGTCATGGGCCGAACGAGGAAGTGGAGCCGCTCTACACCCACCCGGCGCCCCAGGTCGCTTTCTCCGACACCCAGGAAGAAATCGAGGCCCGTTTAGCCGATCAACTGGAAAACTCCTGCCCGCACTGTGGCGGAAGCGGGCACAAAGACGATGTTACCGCGCCCCAGGTGGCGGTGCCGGAGGGGTGGGCCATTCGTCGGGATGAGAACGGGCAGATTAATTTCGAGGCCCCGAACGGTGCCAGGGGCTGCCTAACCCGCCCGGAGCCCCGAGAGGACGAGCCCTTGTCGTCATCGACCATCGGGCGGGCCTTCTTCGATCTCTGCTCCGATTTGCTCGCCGCCGCCCCCACCGAGCCTGCGGATGAGAAAGCCCAGCAGGCATGGAAACGGTTTCAATCCATGCTTCATCCCGACGATCCTGCCGCCGCTCAACAACCTGTAAGCGATCCTGATGGGTTGGAGCCCGGTTTGGCCGCTGAGGCCGCCAAGCACCTGACTAGCTGGCTGGATATGGACCTGTGCGATTGCGAGGACGTGTGTCGATGCGGACGCACCCACGTGCGAGCCTGTCGTGACCGCCTGCTGGAAGCTGCGGCAGCCCCCGCCCCGGATGAGCGGGAGATAGCGGCGCGGGCAATTGGGAGCCTGGCCGATAGGTACCGCGATATGCCGCCGGGATGGTGGCGCTCCGACGACGCCAGCTCTGCGGTAGTTGTCGCGTGCGAGGATGAGATAGCCCGCCTCCGCGCCGGGAAGGAGGGTGAGCCGTCATGAGTGATGAAATGATCATGTTCGACAGCCCGGAAGCTGCACAGCCCTACACAATGACAGGTTGGAAATCACGGGATGGGTTCTTTTTCGCTAATGAGCGAGACGCGAGATACGCCGGCTGTACTCACCGCCCGTGCACCGAGTGTGGCAAGCCTGCCCGAAAACTCTACACCCTGTGCGCTGCATGCCGGGCCGATAAGGATAACGCTCGCTATGAGGCCATGCCCTTGGGCGAGTGGGATGGCAGGGCGGTGTTGTATTCAGAGGCATCCGACCGATTTTTCAGCGACATTGAAGACGCGGAGTGCTCCCTGGAAGAAGGGCAATCACTCGCGGACCTGCAACTGGTGATCTGCGAGCCGAATTATGCATGCCAACTGGATGAGGACTTCTTTTGTGACGACATGACCGAGGATGGCGATCTGCCGGATCACATCGTCACCGCAATAGAGGAGTTCAACGCCGCAATTGCAGGCACGGTGCTCTCGTGGTCACCCGGTAAGTACCGTCTCAATCTGGAGGAGCACCGCGATGACTGAGCGCGAGCAGTACGAACGCGATCTAGCAGAGCGCCAGCGTAAACACCTGGAATCCATCACCAACGGTGGTCGGCCCTGGCAGCCCTGCATGCACGACCAATGCCCTAGTTGCCACGGCACCGGCGTCAATGCGCAGGGGGCTGCGTGCATCCATGGGCTCTACTGCTCCTGCCCGAAATGCTCAGGAGGTTCGTTATGACCACTGAGCGCACAGGCCGCGAGCCGCTGCCGTGTCCATTCTGCGGATCATGCGCTGACCAAGTGACGCGCGGAGGCGTTAAACGGGTTTCCTGCTCCAATTTTGGCTGCTCCGCGTCTCATTCATTCTGGCACCCAGATGAATGGAACCGACGCAGTGCCCGCGCTGCCGCCATGGCAGGGGGAGGGAATGAGGATGAGTAAGCGCAAACACCAGCCCCTGGATGATCTGGAAATGTTCGAGCTGATGCAGGCGGCGTACCCGGAAAAATTCCAGGGCGATGACGACGAGACCTTCGAGGCCGCCAACGAATTTGCCGACGAGCTGCAAGGCTGGGAGGACATCGCCGATCTGCTGGGGCGCGTGGCCATGCTGACCATGCCGATGGAATCCGGCCTGACAAAGCGGATGTCGCACTGCCTGGGCCCCGTCACTGTATCTAACGGACAGGCCATGATGTGCGCGGCAGTTCGCCGGGATGCCGGCTATCTGGCAGAGGGAGGGGAGCATGGGTGAGTGCATCTACTGCCACGGCGATGGGATGGATCCGGATAACGATTTTCTTCTGCCATGCCCCTACTGCGACGGCACCGGCGGTGAGTTGCTGGGGTGCGACGATGACTGGATGGACGATGATGGCGAATCGGAGCCCCACCAGGGGCGTGGGGGATGACGATGAGTGACCCCATGACACGCCGGATGGCGATGTGTCACGCCGCCGAGATGGGCCGAAAAGAGAGCTGGCCACGACGCTATTACTGGGGCGCCGTCTGGTGGCGACTGCATGCAAAAGAGGCTGCTGCGCCGGCTCAGCCCCTCCAATGGAGCCGCAATCAACTTGCTCTCTATCGGGATTGTCTTGCGAATCCGGACCGCTACATCAATGTGCGCCTTGAACTGACAGATTGGCAGAAATTCCAGGCCGCCCGGCGCGGCGAGGAGGATTGATATGCCAGCAAAGTTGGTGTGGGTCTGCGGTCGGTGCATGGAGCGGCACGATCATGAGGATGACGCTATTGAATGCTGTGTCGAGGTGTGGAACGTCTGGGCCTGCGATACCTGTAACAGCGATCACAATACCAAGGACGAGGCCTTCGAGTGCTGTGCCGGCACCGAGATCAAATGCCCCGTGTGCGCCCGCGACTATCGCGAAAAAGACCTGGACGGCGTAGCGATCCGAGTCGCCGGCCACTGCCGCGTCTGCAACCCCCACTACTCATACGACGAACAGTTCCAGATTGAGCATCACCATGAAGTCGACACCGGCCGGTGGGAGGGCCTGAACGCATGAATCAACTCGTTGACTGGCGCCCAGCCGCCAGCACCACGCAGGAACAGATCAGGGACCTGCGGGCCGGCACCGTACAGCTCCGCAGCGCCCTGCGTGAGATGGTCCACCGCGCAGAATCCGAGGGGTGGGCTGATGCTATTGATGACCGGCGGGCCGTTCTTGGCCATGCCAAGCGCGCTTTACGGGAGGTGGACGGTGCCTGACTACGAACCCATCACGCTACTGCAGAGTGAGATTGAGGAGATCACCGGTCTGGTACAGCCGACGGCGCAAGCCCGCTGGTTCAAACTCAACTACGGGATCACTACGCCATTCCGGGGCGACGGCAAGATCTCGGTGCCACGGAAGCTGTACTACCAGAAGGCCGGCATCAAGCCGGGAGAGCGCCGCAAGCCGCAGTTGAGGTTGTCATCGAGTGCCTAAACCCCGATCCAAACGAGAAAACCGGCCACTTCCGGAGCGCTGGGAGTGGCACGGCAACAAGATCTCCTATCAGATTCCCCCGAAATTGGCAGGTCACCCGGCGTTCGAGGGGCGCCGGCGCCGGATCACTCTGGGCGCGACGCTGACGGAGGCGCACCGCCGGTGGATCCAAATCCAGGAGCATTTCGACAACCCCGTCGAGAGCGGCTTTATGAAGGCGGCGCATGAGTACCAACGTGTAGAGTTACCAACGCTGGCAGGGAAGACCCAGCGCGACTACAGGCAGGCGATCGCCCGGCTCATCGGCGCCTTCCAGGAATTCGATGTGTCCGAGATCCTGCCCCACCACTGCTATGCCTACGTCGACGACAATCTACACAGGGTCCGCCAGGCTCGGTACGACATCCGGGTCCTGTCATCGATCCTGTCTTGGTGCGTCGTCAAAGGGATTCTGCCGTTGAACCCGCTGATCAAGCAGGTCAAGTTCCGCAAGAAGAAGTACAACCCGAAGAAGAAGACCCACTATGTGACCAACGACGACATGATCATCTTTCTGAAGCAACTGGCCCGAAAATGGCAGTTGTACGTGCTGATCAAGCTGAAGACCGGACAAAGCCAGCAGAGCCTGCTGACAACAAAGCTGGAGCACATCAAGACCGAGGGGATCGACTTCAACCGGAAGAAGACCGACGTGGACATTCCGATCGAGTGGGACGATGACCTGCGGGAGTATATCGATGAGATGATGGCCATGCCGAGGAAGTCCGAGTACCTGTGGGAAACCCGGAACGGGGACTGCTACTACGACATGGAGGTGGCGGAAGCATCCGGATTCCGGTCGATGTGGCGGCGGGCCCAGCTCCGGGCTATGAAGGCCGGCATGAGCGCCCGATTCATGGAGCACGAGTTGCGGCACAAGGCGACCAGCGACAACGACCTGGAGGAGGCATCTGCCGCCCTTGGACACGCCGACATACGGATCACCCGGGAGATCTATCAATTGGTCAAAAAGCGTTCAAAGCCACTGGGTATATCCGACGATCTGAAGACGAAAAATCAATGA